ATCTCCGAAAAATTGTTCCGGCAAATCTTTTGACAAAGCTTCAAACACTCGAGCAAGTCACGAATACCGGAAATACGATTTCGAACGTGGTCCAATTTACGAATGCGACAACGGGTATTGTCACGACAGCAAATGTAGAAATTGGTTCGAACATTTCCGTCACCGGTCTCACCGATCCAAATAAAAAATTCTTACCCATGGTTGACCACGATGGTTTCTTTAAACAGTCTCCTGTATATCTCACAGATGAGGGTAAATATGTGATCTCTGCAGCAGAAGCAGAATTTTTGGGTAACATTACTCTCGGTGGTAATACAACTATCATTTCATCCACGTCGGTGACGATTGAAGATAGGATATTTGGAGTCGGTTCGAATAACAGCGCGACTGGACTTGATAGTGGTTTTATGATTGAACACAGTCACCTCGAAGAAGGGGAGATTGTTTCTTATTCTAATATCGCATTGATTCATCACGCAGATGAACATCGTTTTGCGGTTGGGTATACACAAAATACTTTCACGGATGATCACATTTTATATTATCAATATCCCGACAAGAATCTATTGATTGATCTTCAAGGGAATGTTCAAGTCCAAAATAACATCACGGTCGGTGAATTTGGTGTGTATTATGGGAACGCCCACGGTCTCTCAAATATCACACTTCAACAAGTTACGCAGTATGGGAATACCACAGCAAATACGATTGAATTTACAAATACCGTGAGTTTCGTGACCTCGTCCAATGTGGGTATCGCGAATACATCACCGGAACACACGATGGGTATTGGTTCAAATCTATACATAGATGATGTAGGATCTAATATCATTCACGCGACGGGTAATGTGTACGCTACACGATTTATCGGTGATGGTTATTTCCTTTCGAATATCGCCTCAAATCTTGAACTCATCGTCACAAATGGAAATGTTACGAGTGAAACCGTTTCTCTCTTGAATACGGACATTAGTCTCACGACGACAGGTCCGGTGGGTATCATAAATACAGCACCCACACATACGCTCAGTGTGGCATCTAACGTCTATTTCGATGACACGGGGTCAAATGTTATGCACGCCACGGGTAATATTTACGCCACGCGATTCATTGGTGATGGTTATTTCCTTTCGAATATCGCATCGAATCTTGAACTTATCGCCACGAATGGGAACGTCACGACACAGACGATCTCCATTGAAAATGAGACACTTGGTTTGATTACCACGGGGCCGGCTGGTATTGCGAACAACTCACCAGCACACACACTCAGTGTTGGTTCCAATGTCTACATTTCCGATACAGGATCCAATGTACTCGTTGTTGAAGGAAATGTTCTCGCAAGTAAAATCACCCTTGGAAACGTTTCGATTACACCCGCGTACACCTTCCAGCAGATTTCAGCTACAGGAAACACGACGTCTTACACAGTCGAATTTAATAATGCTGATACATCCCTCGTTACAGCTTCAAATGTGGGCATCGCGACGACGAGTCCCGCGTACACTCTCGAAGTAAATGGAGATGCCGCAAAGACGGGTGGTGGTACATGGACGTCTACATCAGACGCACGACTCAAAGAAAACATACAAGATGCAAATCTCGAGACGTGCTACGACACCGTGAAAAACCTTAAACTCAGACGTTTCAGGTGGCGTGATGATGTAGAAGGCATTACCGATAAGAACGTAATTGGTTGGATTGCTCAAGAGGTTGAAGAAGTCTTACCAAAATCCGTGACTACTGTGGGTGAAAAGTACGGCCTTGAAGACGTAAAATTCTTAAACGCAGATCAAATATACGCAGCTATGTTTGGTACGATACAGAAGCTCATCGAGGACAAAGAACGCCTCGAAACACAAGTGGCTGAGTTGATGAAAAGGTAAGACCTGTATCTTATGATGTTTACATAGTCAAATACATTAAGGTACATCCCAAAATATAATCCTTATTTAAAGTAACAATGCCGAACATCGGGAACACGGGCGTTTTTACGAATGTGTATCTCAGGAAGGTCGAGGAGACGACTCCGAATGTGGCTCAGAATGTTGTAATGTCTTACAACACCAAGAGTCACCAGGTAAAGGAGCGAGGTACCCAGTTCGTTGAGGCTTCGGTTTATTTGGGGGACGGGGGTCTACTCTCAAACTTGAGCTTCGATCAAATTGCCACGACGTCGGCGTTCGTGCCTTCAAAACTGATTTTTAGCAACACAGAGACATCGTTCGTCACGACATCGAACGTTGGTATAGTAAACACGGCTCCAATTCACACGTTAGATGTTGGATCCAATGTATTCATCGATGATACCGGTGAATCGAAACTCGTTGTCCGAGGTAACTTATTCGTGAGTGGGAATACTACGATTGTTGGTAATGTTACGACGCTCGGTGATACTGAGTTAATTTATGCGACTATTACCGTTGTGAGTAATCCATTAATTGGGTACGGTGAACAAAATCCGGGTAATCTGGGGTACGATCTTGGTTCATACTTAATTACGGATCGGAATGGTGCAAAGTCAAATGTTATGGCGATTTACAGAACCCCCGATCAAAGTGGTATCGGTAATGAAGAGTACGCGATAGGTTTTACACGCTCCGAGATTGTTGCAAAGGATATTATTCCTGATACGTCAAATAGCATAAATGTACACGTCTACGGGAACGTTACGAGCGACTATTATTTTGGTGATGCGAGCACACTTTCAAACATCACACTTCAACAAATTAGCGAATCGCTGTCGGGTAATGTCACGACACGGTCAATGAAATTTTCAAACATTACGACGTCGATTGCGACGACGTCTAATGTTGGTATAGGTATAGATACACCACACGCACGTCTCGATGTACACAATGATGTACACACGTGGACGGTGCGCATCGATCGAGCCGATAATCAAAGTACGAAGATTCATTTCCGTGAGATTGAAATTTTCGACATCGGTGGGCGTAAAATGACGATTTCGACATCTCGACAATCAAATTTACCCGGAAGTGCCTATTATCAAGCGTCGTCGAATGCGTATGATGGGAACTTGGCCACTATCGTTCAAACGGATGGTACGGCAGACGACTATGTTGAATTTGATGTGGTGTCTCAAGTGCCACCGGGTTTCATTAAGATCTATAATGTTCAGGGTGTCGTAAGCGGTGATTTAGCTGGGTGTGCTATTATCATCTGGGACGAAGACGCAACGACGGGTGTCATTGGAACTCCCAAAACGCCACAGTATTATAATCGCCCAATCATAGAAATCTTCGAAGAAAAGGAATTTGTCATAAATCCAAACTACCATTACCAACCAGTCATTCACTCATACGGTCAAATACTTTCCAACCTCGTGACGAGTAATGTCATCACGGCGACTGGTCGTATGGGTATCAATGGGAATAAAGGTGTCGCGGTGAGTGGTGATCCGTCGTATGTCGAGTATTCGCAGTTTCACATCACGAGTGAAGATGGCGGGCTTTCTGCGCGTATGGGCATCGACCAAAGTGTTGGACCGAATGGTTCTGTGTTTATTCAAGGTTCGAATAATTTTGGTACGGATAACATTAACCTTTTACTTCTTCCTAAAAACGGGAAGGTGGGTGTTGGTACGCTTGTGCCCCAACAAGAACTCGACGTTGACGGGAATGTTTTCGTCAATGGACATGTGACGTTTGGAAGTGTCACGAGACAAAATATTGACCTGTATTCGAACACGTATGGTATTGGTGTACAATCTGACAACCAATATTATAGATCACCACATGGGTTTGTATGGTTCAAGGGTGGTTCGCATAACGATGCCGCACTTAATCCGGGTCAAAATGGCACGGTGTCCATGGTAATTGATCAAAATGCACAAGTCGGTATTAATACAGCGACACCGCAAAGTCAGTTACACGTGAACGGAGATATTCGAATTCAAGACCAACACCCAACGTTCCGTTTCATCGATACGAACAATAACCAAAACGCATACATTCAAGTGAACAGCGAAAAGATGTACTTTGGAAATGCGTTCACTGACGGTACAGAATCCAACATCATGACGATCGATCTCTCAACGTCGAACGTCGGTATCGGCACGACGGATGCAGATTCGAGACTCACAATCATCTCCGGACCATCGATTCAAGGAAGTCTGACACGTGCACTCAAAATCAAGCGTGGGTATGCGAGTACGCAACCCGAACTGAATAACGTTGAAATGACACTAACGCCAAACTATAAAAATCGTGAGCATGCATTCTCTAAGATTCGGTCATTCTGTCACGAAGAAATCGTCGGAACGCCGAATAAAGATCGGGGCGCTTTACAACTCATTGTCGGGTCAAATGAAAATGTAAATGGCGTACCGGCCATGACAATTCTCAACAAGAATACGACCAACTTTGTGGGTATTGGGGTCACACAACCGACCGCGAACCTTGATGTTGGTGGCGACATGAAACTCCTCACGGATATAACGTTTCCAGTATCTACACGCCAAAAAATTAATTTATATGGTTCTGGTTACGGTCTCGGTGTACAAACCAACACGCAATATTTTAGAACACAGGGTAACTTTGCGTGGTACCGAGGTGGTTCTCATGTGGACACTGAACTCGGTGTCGGTACTGCAACGCCGATGATGGTCATGACGACCGCGGGACAATTGGGTATCGGTACGACCCAACCGACGAGTGGATACGAACTTGATGTTGTCGGTGATGCTCGTGTGCGTGGTCACGTTCACCTCGACGCAAGCCCCGCACTCCTGAATGTGTCGGGTGTTGATACTGAAAACTATTCAAACACCTACATATCATTCGGACACGGTGGTTCTGTGAATGATTGGGCGTATCTTCGCCAAATTGGTACGAGTGATGCAATCAAATTCGCACTCGATTTCCACGACGACGTTAATGATGCGGGTTTTGTGATTCGTGACGTAAATTCGAATGGTCAAAACCCCGATGTGATCACGAACCGGTTCGAAGTAAAACGCGGTGGTGACACGTTCATGAACGGCAACGTCGGTATCGGTACACAACCTAATACGAACCGACTCGCTGTAAATGGAAGCGTTGAAGTTGGTACGAATGGTATCGTAAATTTCAAGAATTCTGTGGGTGAAAAGATTCGTTTGTATAATGCGGGTGCGGATTTCGTAAACTTTAGTGTTTCACAATCGCCAAATGAATTGCGATACAATGTACCCACCGGATACAATCATGTCTTCAGAATTAACAATAATGAAAAGTTTAGAATTAACGAAACCGGTGATTTCAATGTGTCTGGTAACGTGTACGTTGGTCAAAGTGATAGTACGGTTGGACCCAAGTCCATCCTGTTTGGTGGCACACTTGGAGATAATGGCTACGCAAACACTGTGATTGAAAATAGAGTCTTTGACCAAGCGAATACGGTATCGGAACTCTTACTCTTCAAGGGAAATGACACGAAAGATCGAATTCGACTTCGAGCCGGTGAAATTGTATTCGATACAAAAGCGACGGGTGCGTCGAGAACTGCCAATTCTCCCGTCGTCACTATTAAAAACAGTGGCTTTGTCGGTGTCGGTACAACAAACCCGGGTGAACAGATGCATCTTACCGGTGCTTTACAAATCGGGAGCACACGCGTTCGATACACGTCTGGTGATGGTCTCATCCTTGATAAAGCTGGTGGTACGAATAAGTTCCTCGCTGATGGCTATGTGTGCACGGGTGCGACAAACAAACTACTCACAACGGGTCTCACAGCGACAGCCGCAACTGTAAACGGTGATGGTGTTTTTACGGGAAGTGTCGGTATTGGTACAAATGCAACTTTTGCGAACAAGGTCCTACACGTAAATGGTGATATGCGTGTCGAGGGAAATATCCGCCAAGGGCCATTCTTTGTCTCGATTGGTGAAGGTTCTGGTGAAGATAACCAACAACCATACGGCGTTGCTGTGGGTTACAGAGCGGGTCGATATTCCCAAAACAATACCACTGTTGCTCTTGGATATCTGAGTGCCTATCAGGGACAACAAACGAATTCAGTCGCGATCGGTTACCAAGCCGGTGAAATCGAACAAGGTCAAACAGCCGTGGCTATTGGTTTCAAGGCCGGTCAGAGCAATCAACACAACGATACAATCGTACTCAACGCGAGAACAACCGCACTTAATACTACAAGACCAAACGCAACATTTATAAGACCTGTCAGAGCTGCAACTGCGGTATCTAATATTGTCGCATACACACCCGAAGGTGAACTCATTGATGTGACGACTATGAATTTCAATGGCGGTGGTAACCTTTCGACTCCAGGTGCCATTACGGCTGCCGCGTATTATGGCGACGCCGGATTCTTATCTAACATTGGTGGTAACTTTACCAATCAAATTACGTTTTCAAACGCTCAAACCGGTTTTAATTCGGTTATTTCAAATTACGGTATCTCGAATACTTCACCCATTCACACACTTGACGTGGGTGCAAATGTCGTGATACAAGACACGGGATCAAACGTACTCACCGTCCGTGGGAACGTTCTGGCGAGTAAGATCACACTCGGAACCGTATCGATAACCCCAGCGCACACACTTCAACAGGTCACGACTATAGGAAATACAGCCTCAACGACCATACAACTTACGAATATCACAAATTCCCTCGTCACGAGTGGACGTGTCGGTATTAAAACGTCGTCTCCCACATTTGATCTCGAGGTGATTGGAACCGCGGCAAAATCCGGTGGTGGTACGTGGTCATCCACGTCCGATAGACGCCTCAAAGAGAATATCATTAATGCAGACATCGATCAATGTTATGAAACCGTCAAGAATATACCACTTCGTCGATTCACGTGGCGTGATGGGATTGTTGACTTTAGTGAACATCAAAAAGACAAAAACGTCCTCGGTTGGATTGCTCAGGAGGTCGAAGAAGTCATGCCTAAATCCATTGAAACTATTGATGAGAAATACGGCATTCCGGATCTCAAATTCCTTAACCCAGATCAAATATACGCATCTATGTATGGAGCCCTCCAGAAAGCCATACAGAAGATAGAGCATCTCGAGGCCGAGCTTAAAAAAATAAAATACTAATATAGTATAAAATGTCTGGTGGTATTGCCCAACTCGTCGCCGTCGGTGCCCAAGATGCACACCTCGTCGGTCAGCCCGAAGTCAGTTTCTTTCGATCTACTTACCGTCGTCACACGAACTTTTCTCAAACGACCGAACGCCAGGTCATCCAGGGTAACGTGTCGAACAACGGCATGTCTACCGTGCGTTTCGAGCGCAAGGGTGACCTTCTTAACTATGTGTATTTCATGCCGATCAAGGGTGATGGCACACAAGCGAACACTGTTGCCGATTGGAGCACGGCGATTTCCAAGGTTGAACTTCTCATCGGTGGTCAAGTGATCGATGAACAAGATTCCGCGTTCTCGACGCACATCGCCCCGGAACTTCTCGCGACGAACTTGTCGAAGTCTGTCGCAGGTGGTATCTACCGAGGTGGTGCGAACGAACAATTCTACCCGCTTCGCTTCTTCTTCTGTGAGAACTGGCAATCCGCGTTGCCGTTGATTTCTCTTCAATACCACGATGTCGAGCTCCGAATCACGTGGGGCCCGAGCGCCGCGATTCACAAGTGGGAATGCTACGCGAACTACGCGTACCTTGACACTGACGAACGCGCGGTCTTTGCGAGCAAGCCGCAAAGCATCTTGATCACGCAAGTTCAAAACGCAGTCGCGTCTCAGGCCAAGATCCAAGAATTGAACTTCAACCATCCGATCAAGTTCCTCGCGAGTAACACGCAAGCGAGTGGTTTGATGACGGCAACGAACAAGGTCAAGTTGCAAATCAACGGTACGGATGTCACCGATTTCAAGTTTGCGTCTCCGAACTACTCGGCCGTCTCTTCGTACTACCACGTGCCCTTCTCGTCGGGTGACAAGAAGTCGTCTCTCTTCATCTACCCGTTCTGCCTCGAAACCTCCAAGCTTCAGCCGACGGGTTCTTTGAACTTCTCCCGACTTGATTCTGCGAGAATTGTCAGTACGGAAAACAACTCTTTGGATAAAATTTACGCCGTGAACTACAATGTCCTTCGCATTGAGAATGGTATGGGCGGCCTCATGTACTCGAATTAAATCACAGGTAATAGTATAATTATGCTTTGGACTGTTATAGCTCTTTTAGCCATCGTTTTTGTGCTCACTTACGATCCAAAATCCAGGACACTGGAAAAGTTTGTGGATGCTAAGCAAGCACCAACGAAAACCGGAAAAGATTGTGAAGATCCACACTACAACGCTGTTCAATTTGGACAAGCTGCATACGAATGCGCCCCCTCTAACAGAGTAAAAATGGGTGCGATTGTAGGTGCTTAAAAAATTGAGATGAAATGTTATTAGAACAACATGTTTTCATACGACCGAGAAACCATGCTACTCGTGGCAGTCGCTGTATGCGTTTTGGGTACCTTGTACATTTACAGGGAACTCAAGAATGCTAAAACTGAAATTTCAGAGGTGAAGGCACACTCTGGACAAATGGCCCAATACATCAATGCTTTGTCTTATTACGAAGATGAACCCGACGAAGAGGAAGAAGACGTCAAGGTTGAAACTGCGAATAAGAGTGAAGAATTGGGCGATTTGTCGGCGAAATAAACATATTCATTAATTGTAACTTGCTAATGAGCAATGAAAAAATACAAAGCGATAGCGATACCAGTGACGTTCGCTGATGGAAAACCGAGGTTTTTAACCGTCAGAGATCGTCGCTTCAAGGATTGGATATTTGTCACAGGCGGGTGTCGCCGGCGAGAAATTTTCAATCCCCTTCGATGTGCTCTAAGAGAACTCGAGGAAGAAACGAGAGGAGTGGTGGCACTCAAAAGAGGAGAATATACCGACTTTAAATTTACAGTTAAGGAAAACGCGACGACAGAACTCATATACAATGTATTTGTATTCTTCGTCGACTATTCTAGAAATGACCAGTATGGTCTCATTAAGAAATTTTACGATGAAAAGCAAAAGACACAATTGAAGAAACAAAACAAACAACCAATAAAAAAGACGTTTGATGAAAACGATTACATGAGTTTTGACACCCTCGAAGAGTTCAATGTTCGTAAGCGTTGGAATCGAATCATAGATAACGTCATAAAAAATCCAGAGTTTTATGCGTGTGTTTCAAGCATGAATAGAAAAACATTCTCTATTAAGTAGTGATGAAGTCGAAGGCGTACATTCTCAGGCAAATTAAAGACCTTCTCATCGATAACAGGGTGCATACACCGGAACAAGCCGATGAGAAGATTGAAGAAATTAAAGACATGAAAGTGTACGAACTTTTAGTTATGAAAAAAGAACTGGCGTCGAGTGTAGAGTTACCAGACTTGTCATTCGTATCAGCTGTGAGTAGGTATTAAAAAATAGACGCGTATGTAATACAAGTATGTTTAAAAGATGGTGTTCTCAACAGGGATTCGCTCACGGAAACCAGTTATCACATGTGCTCATGGACGGTGGAGTCCTCTCCGTGCCATTTGATAAATTGGATGAGTTTTATACGAAATATGTAGAGTGTGTTCGACACGGAGAAAAGGTCTTTGTCGTCGAACAAAAGACACCGACATATAATTTTTTCGTTGATATTGACTATAAAAATACAGAAGCTTTGAGTATCGAAGAAATTCAAGACATCTGTAAAATTATTTGTGATAAAGTCAAGCGTCACGGTGGAAAAGAGTGTCTTATTTCAGTGTCACCTCCAAAAAAAGTTGGAAGTCTCACGAAAACAGGTATTCACTTAAATTGGCCGGGTTTTGTGGTGAATCAAGTATCTGCAATCGCACTCCGAGAACATATTCTTGTGGCCTTATACACGGTAAAGAAGTCAATCGATTGGAATGAAATCATAGATTCTTCTGTATACGGTGACATACAACGTCGTTCAAAAGGGAGTGGGTTTCGTATGCCGTGGTCGCATAAAAAGGGAAAACACGACTCATGTGACGGGAAAGGGTGTAGTGATTGTCACAACACTGGTAAAATTACTCAAGTTGCATATTTACCAGTTTTTGTATACAAAACCGGACCCCTTAGTACACTCTTACGGATAGATCAAACACCCGACAAGGAAATTTTAGCCATGGCAGCGGTTCGAACCGAAAATCAAGACTTCGTACACGTGGAGAGTCCATCTAGAGCCATCAAAGAAGGATCATTCACCGATGTTCAGACGAAGGATGAATTACATGACGAAGAGACGAAAATGCTCCTCGAAGACTTTGTTCGTGTGAATCTCGAAGGTCAAGGAGATGCACACATTACAAAACTTTTCAAGTTTAAGAATCAGTACCTTGCATCAACAACCTCAAAGTACTGTGAAAACCTCAAACGTTCTCATGGTTCAAACCACGTATGGTTTTACATAAGCGGTGACAAAATCACACAGAAGTGTTTTTGTCGATGTGAAACACTCCGAGACAGGCGTAATGGCTTTTGTAAAGATTTTTGTGGTCGGCGACATATACTTAAACCACAGATAGTAGAACGGTTATATCCAGAAAAGGAAAAGATAAAACAATGCCCGGATATAAAAACGGACAATAAAAGAGAAAAATCCGATATAGACTATGTTGAAGCAAAGGGTCATGTCGAACGATACATTCGATCGTGTATGCCTAAACATGATCAGGTCACGGTGATTAAAATTTCGAAAGAGCGTCAAAAATATATAGCGACAACAACTTCAAATTATTGTGAAGTGGCAAAGACAAATCACGAAACATATACATCATTTAGAATAGAAAAGGGTAAAATATTCCAGGATTGTCAGGTGTGTCGCAAGAAGGGTCGAATCTATGCACTCAATACAAAGTCCGTGAATGTATTGTACCCGAATAAAAAATAACATGTAATTACAGATATGGCGTTCATTCTATTAGGTGTGGGTATAGTCCTTGCATCAAAACTCGCCTTCAAAGAAGAGCCAGAAGAAGATCCGTTCATGGATCTCAAGCGTGAAGCGCACGTGTATTCCGGTGTCAATCCGTCCGTCTTTATGCATTTCATTTCAAAATTCAACTTGGCGCAAAGATACATGCACGTGGATGTGCATATGTCTCAAAAATATATGCTTGAATCACTCGATAACCTTGAAGATATTGCTTTATATGCAGAATCGGGTGATTATGATATCCAGGAACCGATACACACACTCGCAAAGAAAATAGGATACACTTTCGAAAACCGACTCATGAATATTGCAATAAACAAGGGTGTTACTCTTTATCCAAAATACTTAAACAATAGAATCAATTAAAAAGAAAATGTCGATCACTAAGACTCGCTCAGGACGCCAGATAAAGAAACCCGAATTGTTTAAACCGACCGAAGACGTGGTTGTCGACGATTACGCTGAAGATGATCATGATTCTGATTTGGGGAGTGAAATCGACACGGAAGATGAATACGATTCTCAAGACGACTCGGAATTCGAAGACGACGATGAAGAGGCTGATGAAAATGGAAACCTTAAGGACTTTGTCGTTGACGAGTCAGATGAATCAGATGAGGAAATTTAGCTTAAAAAAAAGATGATTTGTATAACAAAATGGAGACGGATATAGGAAATCCCATTGATTATAAGTCTGAGATCGAATCGTTAAATAAAGAATATGATGACCGCGACGATTTCTATGACGATCACCAACAACCGTCTTATAATATGCAACAACAGGCTCCTCCCCCGCCTCCACCAATGTTCCCGGGTGTACAACAGCAATGGCAGCCGATCGATGTAAACAAGACGAATGATTTGTTTTCATCTATCGATAAGACAGCGTATATTATTATTTTTGTAGCCTTTATTCTAGGCTTTTTTATGGGAAAAACCATGCAACCAGTCATCCTCAGACCATCCTGAAGATGAAAATGGTTCAAAGTCACCGATATCACCGGTCGCCGGTTCCGTAAAATACGCACGACTCACGACGAGTGGATCCTTTAGCAATTCTAAACCCACTTCAAAAGCAGTATCACTTTTGTTTTTTCTCTTTTTGTACAAGGAAAAAAACAAAATAAATAGCGCCGCGACAATAGTTAATGTTATGATATTAAGAATGACGCTGAGCATATTACATTATACTCATAATTTTTTTTATGCTGACGTCACTTCCTCACCTGATTCTTCCGCCTTTTCTTCAATCTTCCCATCCGTCGACGACTCCGCTTCAGCTTCAGCTTCGCGCTTCTTTCGGTGTTCTTCAACTTCGGACGCAACGATCGCATCCGCTTCCTTTACGAGTTCTTCCATTGGGGTGTCCGGCTTTTCCTTTTGGAGACGTTCCAACACCTCAGCCGGGTGACTGATAGGTGATTCGTCGGGTTTCGTGTAAAATTTGGAATTTTCATCACCAGGCTTGATGTAAGAACCATCTGTGCGCACAGACATCATGTCCTTCTTACGTTCTTCGAACATCTTTGCAGCCTGAATTTGGTTTTCTCTATACCCCTGCATAATCTCTTCAAGCTTTTCATTTTGATAGTGGACATCTTCAATCGTATCACGGTCCGGTGGGATCAACAACCACTTATACATATCGACGACGTAAATATCAAACGTCGAATCTTCCTTTTGAAGGCGCTTTGCGTGATTCGCTGCTTCATCACGAGTCGCAAACGCACCGCGGATTTTAATACCAAACTTATCATTTTTTTGGGGGCACTCGGGACCAATCACAGACAGGCATGCGAAAAGCTGTCCGGGAACCGTCGTGTAGTCTTGTTCAAGAGAAGCCATTATAGTCATGTTACGATAATAAACTTTAAGCCTTTTGAGTCACTAAGTCGTTTAAAAGACTGAAAATAGTAAAGATAAATGGAAGACCTTCGAAGGACGCACAATGATGCAAAACGTGAGCTGATTCAGTCGGTCACGAAAGAAGGTCACCAAATTCTTGACGTGGGATGTGGTTTTGGTGGAGATCTCCAGAAATGGCGTGCGTGTGGTGCAAATATAAACATGTGTGATCCAGAACCGTCGGCGCTCGAGGAGGCGAAGACACGCGCAAAAAACATGAAAATCCGTGTCAATTTTTATCAGGGTGATATTTTCAATTGTCCACACAGATACTTTGATATCATCTGTTATAACTTTTCACTCCATTATATATTTCAAACGCGAGATCTTTTCTTTGATTCACTGCGCGAAATACGAAAACGCATGAGACCCGGCGGACGACTCATAGGCATCATACCTGATTCAGAAAAGATCATATTCAAAACACCATTGACGGACGAATTGGGTAATTTTTTCAAACTACGGTATCCGGGAAATGGTGGCTTTGGTGAGAAATTATTCGTACACTTGGTTGATACACCATTTTACGCAGATGGACCTCGTTCAGAACCAGTCGCATTTAAGGATCGATTAATTACACATCTAGAAGACATGGGATTCAAATTAGAAATGTGGCAGGGTCTGCAAGGAAATCGAATTTCGGAACTCTATAGTAAATTTATCTTTGTATATAAAAAATGATAGCGTGGTTTCTGCTCATCATAATTAATTTAGTGATACTCACAAAAACGCGTGAACCCCAGCGACTTGTCGAGGTAAAAGAAAAGTACAGGCGGTTACGAGAACACTTGAGTGAAACAAATAATGAAAAGTTCAAAATGTTAACACGATGTATTCCAATCACGGCCATGCATAGAACACGGGGACCGATTGGATACAATACGAACAAAGGTGTCGACATCGGGTTATGCATCGACGGACAAAATTCAAATCAAATCTTTCATGTGCTCATCCACGAACTCGCGCATACGACCGTGCGTGAATATTCTCACTCTCGGGAATTCTGGGACAACTTTGTTGAACTTCGCCAGATTTGTATCAACCTTGGAATATACGAGAAGATCTCGTCAAGGACGAAGTTCTGTGGTCAGTACATTCAGGATAAATAATCTTCACTAAATTTATATGAAGACTCCAGTGTCCCTCGTGGCGAAAGCCATTGGTCTATGGATCGGTGTCATGCTTGTGACGCAATTGCCACTCCTCATTGAAAACTACAACGCGCGTCTCGCGCTGATGACGATCGCCATGCCAAATATTCTCAGACTGATTGTCGGAAATATTCCACAATTGGCCGTCGATCAAAAGTTTATGATGATCGCATCTATTTTCTCGTTCTTGTTGGCGTTTGTTTTTGGACGCATTAATAAGAAGTCGCAGGACACTGTCAAGAACTATGGTAAAGACACAAAGAAAACACTGCAAGGTAGTGTATTATTTGTGACCACTTTTACGTTGGGTGCGTTGATTACCTACTATTCGGGTATTCATAAGACGCTCTACACGCAAATGGGTTGGGAAACTGCTAATAATGCGGCACCCGTGGAACCCGTGGCGTCAGCGATGAACGTGTCGACCTATTAATTAGTTCTTCACGACATACGTCTTCGTAATGTAGAAAATAAGAGCGGCGACGAGACCCGTCGAAGCCAAACCAACCGCACTTCGAGAGCCATTCTCACTCAGAAACTTGGGTACAGTACTCGCAAGCTTCTCCTGGACCGGCCTACTCACAGCAGCGGCAGTGCACACACCCGCGATCAATGCAAACAATTGATCGTCGGTCAAATTCATAATATTTTTACTCTTCGGTTCCACCTTCTTTTCTTCAGTCGGCATGGGTGCGACTTGTTGCATTTGCGGCGCGGTTGCGAGAACACTTTGCATGCGCGGTTCGGCGGTCATCATCGGAGGAGCCATGATATCCGGGGCGGCGCTCGCACCTCCCATAAGTTCGGAAATCGGGGTGGAATCCATGGTCGTTGTATCTTTACTTTGACTCATATTTTTTTCATGTGCATTTTCTTGCACGAATGTAGTCGATGGGTTATCGAGCGACACCATACCATCATCTTTATCATTCAGGTTCATCGTTCGTATGTCAGACATTTATATAGCCTGAGTTTTTTGAAATATACACGTGACGCATTTTTACTTTCTTTTGATCACCGTGAGTCGAGTTTTCTTCGTTGCATTTTTTGCATCGTCTTCTTTTTGTTGTAAATATTTAGGATTGTACATTTTCTTATGCGCCTGCCATAAACTAGGACCACCAACCCTGAAATTTTTCCTGATGGTCGCTTTGTACCAAAAAACACAATCGGATATTTTATTTGATTTTACGGTATTATCAAGTACTAAACACTCGTAATTTTCTGTGCACTGATCCATCACCTTACAAAACATATCAAACGATGGAAAAATGCCAAAAAAGGATTTATACAGTTTTTCTCTGTTCTGTATGATGTTTTCCCTGAGAATAAATACATAATCCACGTTGGCTCGTAAGGCGGGAGGGAGGTCCATGACATATTGCATTGTAAGCATAAAGAAGATCTTCCAGTGTCTGCCGTTCATGAAACATTGACGAATACATGTATCCTTAAGAAACTTACTATCATACATACAATCGTCGAGAAGCATGAACGCACCGCAATTGTCTTTTCCTGCGCCCACAAGTTTTCTCTGTCTTGCCATCACGCGTTCGATAGCTTCGCGATCATAGTCACCGTAAATGAAAAGGTCTGGAATGAAATCTGAGTAAAAATGATTCCCCTCCTCTGTTCCAGACAGTACTATTCCCGCTGGGAGATGTTTTTTATGGTACATAATGTCTTTCACGAGGGTCGACTTCCCTGTGTTACGCTTACCTATAAAAACACATACCCGATCATCGCTCATATTTTCGGGTTTGAATTTCCTCAGTTGAAGATTCATTCTACTGTAGTGAACCGTTTTATTTCGCAAAATTTTACTCACATACAGTAGATATGTCTGGACGTGTGAGACTTGCTGTCACTGGTATCCAAGATCAATGGCTTACGGGTGAGCCACAGTTTTCGTATTTCTTGACATTGTTCAGACGACATAGTAAGTTTGCACTCGAGCAGATTGAAAGTCCATTTGATGGAAAAATTGATTTCGGTGAAATACTCGAGTGTCGAGTGCCACAAAACAAGGGAGATCTCATCAAGAATATATCCCTAAAGATAACCCTAAGTGATCCAACACCAGACGAGAGTAATTCCATCAACAACGTCGTATACGTACCATCCGTGTGTACGGAACTCATCGAATATGCCGAACTTCTGATAGGTGGGCAAACTATTGAACGTATCACAGGCGAATATATTTTCATGCATCAACAACTCTACAATAATGATGACGACGTTGCACAGTCGCTCTATTTTTTGAACGGTCACGGAAACTATCTTGGATACCGAGGTGACTATACGTATTTCATTGATTTACCTTTCTTCTTTTATAGATATCCAAATCTCTCGATTCCTATTTGTGCCCTCACAAAACAACTCGTTGAGGTTCGAGTCAAATTACACCCACTCAATAAGATTGTTCGTGATACTAAAAACAATATCGTTCCTACGAACGTGACGGCATCCATTAAGAACATTTCCATGGATACGGAATTTGTCTTTGTTGGAAACGACGAAAAGAACTATTTGTTGACCCGCCCGCTTGAATACGTGATTACGCAACTACAAATGTCACAATTTACGATGCCTTATGGACTAGACACAAAGTCAGTGATGTTGAAATTTCAACATCCCGTCAAGGAAATGTACTTTGTCGCTCAAAACGATTACTATACCAGTAATAACCTTCCTTTGAATTTTGAAAAGATTGATAACGTCGAACTCAAATTTAATGACAATCAAGTATTTAACGCTGATCACAAATTCATTACGTATCAACAACCGTTCGCACATCACACAAATTCACCGACAGTGCTCGGTGTTACGGCAGTAAATCCAATATTCGGTGTATATTCGTTTGCCGAGCGACCCCAGGTTGAATACCCAACAGGTCAAGTGAATATGAGTCGTGTATATCACAAACTATTCACAGTAAAACTTGACTCAACTACGAGGGGAACAAATACGATTCGTGTATACGCAAAAAATTATAACGTCTTGCGCATTCAAAGTGGATTAGCTGGTTTAAAATTTTAACCCTTTATAGTAGTAATGGCTGGTAGACTTCAGCTCGAGACAACCGGTCCACAGGACAGGTTTTTTACAGTTGAACCACAGTTTACGTATTTTACGAAACGCTTTTCCAGACATACAAATTTCGCGAAGTCATTCACGAAACTTGACTTTGATGGTGTCGCCGATTTTGGAACCACTCTTCGTAGTAGAATTCCAGTGAATATAGGAGACTTGTTAAAAACCGTAAGCCTTGAGATTGAACTCGAATCTATTCCAAACGCATCGAGTAGTGGTATTGGGTATATTGAATCTATAGCCCACGCCATGATTGAATACGTGGATCTCATAATCGGGAATAAGGTCATACAGCGCATTCCGAGTGATTACCTTCAGATTTATTCGGAACAAAACTGTACACAAACAAATCAAACAGCTTTATCTAAACTGATAGGAAAGTACCCGAACAGACAATCATCCGTGCGTGTGGCAGATCCTTCGATCATTGGATATCTCGGAGCCGCCACATCATCACAAAAGTACTTTGTTGACGTTCCTTTTTATTTTTATAAGAATCCAGAACTCGCAATACCACTATGCTCCATCGATAAACAAGAAGTTGAAATTGAGGTAAAATTTAGGGACATCCGAGATGTGGTTATTGACAATACGACCATATCCGTAAATAACGTGACTTCGTACGCACCGCACACGACCGCGGGTATTGGATATGAACTTGGTAACTACTTACAAATAAGTGTAGATATTGATGGTGAAGCGACGGGTGATGAATCTGGTTTTTCAGTCGCCATGTCCACTGATGGGACAATCATGGCTGTCGGCGCCCCCAACAACGACGCCATTCCGAATGATTCTGGACATGTACGTGTATATAGACTCGTGAATCAAACTTGGGTACAATTGGGATCAGATATAGACGGTGCCGTCGCGAATGATTTCTTTGGTCAGGCTGTTTCTCTTTCGGGTGACGGAACGGTACTCGCCGTTGGCGCACCGGATCATAACTATAACGCCATTTCAAATAACGGACAAGTCAAAATTTATAGATGGAATGGAAGTACTTGGGGGAGTGGCCAAGAAATAAACCCAATCACACACCAAACGAACCAAAACCTAAACTTTGGTGCTGCGCTTCAGTTATCACACGACGGAAATACAATTGTGATTGGTGGACGCGGGTACTCTACGTCACAGGGTGTATACTACGTCTATGTATATCAAGAAGGTGCCTGGACTCAAAAACATATGGAATTTGGACAAGCGAGTGGTGATGCACTTGGATATAGCGTTTCTATATCTGGTGATGGTACGCGCGTTGCGGGTGGCGCAAATAATCCAGATGGTACGAGCTACGTTAGAACGTTATACTTTAATTCAAACACACAACAATGGCTTCCGCTCGGTGAATACATAAACAGTGAAAATCCGGGTGATGAATTTGGCTTTTCTATTAATTTGTCGGGTGATGGTCACAGACTCGCTGTAGGGGCTCCAAAAAACACGTCTTCAACCGGGCATGTCAGGGTATTTGAATATTCATCGTCAAATGGTTGGATACAACTCGGCCCGGATGTCGATGGTGAAGCGTTGGGTGATCAAAGTGGTACTTCCGTCGCACTCTCCGAAGATGGGAGTATTCTCGTCGTGGGTGCCAACTTAAATGACGGAACTGGTGGAGACGCCGGACATGTGCGTGTGTATAGTTACGGTGTGAGTGGTTGGGAACATGTGGGTAAAGACCTCGACGCCGAGGCCTTGGGTGATGAACTCGGTTGGTCGGTGGCTATTTCTGGTGACGGTACACGAATCGCCGCGGGTGCAAAATCAAATGACGGAACTGGTACGAGTGCGGGACACGTCCGTGTGTATGATCATTTGAAACGTTCGTATTTAGAAAATCTAATTAAAACCTTTAACATGAATCTCGAACTCATCTTTCTCGAAAGTGCCGAAAGACTTAAAATTCAACACACACGTCGCGATTTTGTCATCACACAGATTCAGGAGAATGCATTCAAAATTCCAAAAGGAGTTCGTGATAACACGGTAAATCTGGCATTCGTGAATCCAGTGAAAGAACTCTTTTTCGTGTTCCAACGTGAAAATAATCGAAAATTCAGTGATTTCGTGACGCCGTTTGATTATGATAACATATATATCGCCGTCGATAATCGACTCTTCTTTTATGAAAACCTGGTGTCACTTGATTTACGTCTTGACGATGAACAAATTATCACAGGAGAAACCGGGAAGTTTATGTTTCTCAAGGCACTTCAACCGGGCATTCACCACGCAAAAACGCCTCTCATTCGACGATTCTATTCGTACAACTTTGGATTTGAACCAGAAAAACCATACCCAACAGGTCAAAAGAATTTTTCACTCGTAAAGAATCAAACACTCAAAATGAATCTCACACCGAACGATACACATGACAGAAATTTAAGAGTCTACGGCCTAAGTTACAATATTCTTAGAATTATGGACGGAATTGCACAAACTATTTTTGGAGATAATTAATAAATGAAGACTGGATTCGATCTCAGTGATACGAGTAACGATATGTATGACAGTCACTTGAAAACTCTCATAGATATCGTGACACCGGTTATCGAAAAGGCTATCATTCTTTCGTGCGAATACGCGAAAGCATGTGGTCGTGATGCAGTCCTCGGTAAAGATTTCGAGTATGCCGCAAAGTATTGTGCGATGCGCACAGTCGGGCAACAAATTGGAAGTCATTTTCCAGAAATATATGAAGACACCGAAGACGACGAAAACGTTGACGAAATTGACCTTATTAACGATGACAGTATCGAGTTTGTTCGTTATTCAGGAGACGACCCTTCATTCAAGGCTATGAACGATGCGTACGACGCGTGGGACTCCTGGCAACCCCAGAGTCCGGTAGAAGAGCTCTTAAAAAATGCTATTAATAGTAATGAGCACTGTGGAGGGATGGACAGCGAATGAATTTAAACTCATCGATGATGATAGTGACTCTAACTCCGACTCTGACTCGGAGTCGGATAGCGATACGTCCAGGACGAAAGGTTATAAAAAAATAGAATACAAGAAGATCGCACTCGAAGAAGACCTACTCCCGGAATAATTTCTGTTTGTATATTATATTATACAATGAAGCAGGCGATCGACGCTGTTAACTTGGTGACCCAGGAGCTCGAGTCTCAATCCCTCAACGCTGTCGTTGCGGGTTTCTCTTTCGCGGCCGCGCTCGCGTGGATGGACTTGGTTCGATTCTTGATCAACCAAATCGTTAAGGTTCAGCGCAATGGTGGTATGCATTATACGTTGACCGCCTTGTTCACGACGCTTTTGTCCGTGACTGTCTACTTGGTGATGTCTCAAATGTCCTCTCGTGTTCGCAAGCCGCTCCAGCCAGTTTACGCTGTTACGCGGGCGTAAGCGGTTTACGTTTTGTAAGCATCAAAGCGATGATGCCAATAAAAACAATCATAGCTATGGAAGCATACTCTTTCCATCTATAAGGATTCTCCAATTCAGGAATACTTATTGGTGGCGGTAACTCCGTTTTTCGATCAACTTTAGGTAAACTTTCGAGTTTGTCAGTAGACCCAGTAATTTCCAACTTAAGCACATGATCTTGGTTTCTAAAATCATAAGGAATGAGACGACCATGACTCATATAGAAGAACTCGACTCGCAAATCACGAATAGATCGCTGCGGTCCAGAGTGAAATTCGTGTGTCAATGGATCGTCAGCTCCCGCGTGAACTATTTCACCACTTTTCGTAAGAATACGCCCCGTATAAAAGGGTGTATTTGAGTATACAGTTTTATTGAACTGGTCGGATCCAGAACTCAAACGGACAATAATCGAAGTCGGTCCAGTAAGATTTAATGCACCCGTAATAATGCGACCATTTGTCGATGTGTAATCAAGAGAAGCAAAACCTAAAACCTGGTGTGGTGTTGTGTTTGAAGACGTATTACTCGTATATCCATTTAGACCCGTTCCGAATTCAAAAGTAAATGCATTTGAATCACCTACATTTGAAAATGTTAATGCATTCGTATCATCGTCGTATACAATAGAGGTTACATTAGATACAGGTGGAGCGAGTTCATTCAAAAGATCGGATGCAAGATCATGTGCATTCGAATAATTCGTTTCATTGAGCGTGACGAGTGTTCCATCCACAGTAAACGATTTATTTGCGGAATGAATGAGAAGTTGTGTATTTGGAATTTTTGCTGATACGAGTGAAATTTTCGAAACGTTATAGATTGGATTTTTCAAACTCACAACATATTCGGAACATGATGGATGCAAAGTAGCATCTCTTTCACTGCTATCGATGTCGAGGCTGTAGACCTTCATTAAAATATAGGTACAATATTTTAATGAGTGTTTTACTCGGATATCTAAATCAATCTAATAGAAGCGTTGTGCCAATGGATTCTTTACAAGCTGATTCTTCGCCACGTCGAGTTCATTACATCGGGCATTCGGGTTTTCGTTACCCTTGTACGCGTTGAGGTTGTAATACTTATCATTCGTGTAGTGTTGCGTCCAGCCACCGTTCGCGGCATTCATGCGACCATCGATTCTGGTGGTATCGGCTCGAACACTGGAAAGAACACCACTTTGCTTCAAAGCAGTTTCTCGAACATTCATACGACCCGCGTTACCAGGTCTGTTCGCCTTACCACGACGATCATCCGCTCTGAAACCATAGTTTTGGAGTTGTTCTGTAGTGTATCCCTTGTAACCACGTTCCTGGGCGATTGTGCTACCAGGGGCATTCTTGTAACCACCATGGAAATTATGAATACCCGGAGCCGGATGATTATTGTACTGATACTGGAATTCATTCGCATCAGACTTGTTACGCGTCGGGTCTTGCGCCATCGTTCCTAGAGGAATGAAACGCTTCGCCGGTGCATTTTCGAGACCATCCGTACGCAAACCAGTCTCGGCACGGTTCGTCGTACGCTTCGTACGTTCGTGTTCCTGTCGAACCATACGCCCACCCATGCCCTGCGCGCGTCCGGGCATTTCTGGGCGTCGACTTGGAAGGAACGCCGTCTTTTCTGGCATGTTATGCGTGACTTCACCAATGACACCGTGGCGACCACCGGAGATATCGTGCGCTGGACCAGAACGACCTGGGAGCGTCGTCAAACGGTATTCACCGACATTGACAGGATTGACACGGAACAACTGCTGATATCCACCGTACGCCGGAACATTCGGTCCAACACCAACACCCGGACCAACCATTTGCTTCTCAATCGGAGACAGATTGTTCATACGACCTTGATCGTACATACGATTGCGCATATTCAAGATTTCTTGACCACCGCTTCGTTGTTGTGGAGCAATGACAGCAAACGACGGTGTTTCATTCTTCGGTTGCACAGACACTGGATTGTCGAAACGAGTTTCTCTGAATTCTGGAACCTGATCAGACAAGAGAGGTTCTTGTGGTTCAGTAATGAGACGGGGACCTAATTCTGGAGGTTCGGTATCTTTACTGAGGGATCGACCCATGTACACCAAACCGGCGACAGCTAATACTGAGATGGGATCAGCCATTCTTACTTCTTGCTAATATTTTTATTATGGTATCTCTGATTAAACAAGCCATTCTGAAGATCGGCGCGCGTACTGGTTGGTTCATAGCTCATGGATTGAAGCGGAACTTTACATTCCATATTTTGAAGAGGAAAGAAGTTACGTTCATGAGTTTTGACCAAGAACTTGTTAAATTGAGACGTCGACTGAGGTCTGAGCTGATCGCTTGTATCGATATACTGCGCTGGAGATCCCTTACCAGCCATGTACGGCGCGGTACCGTATAACATGGTTTGGGGTCTCGAGCCAAAGTTCAACGTACTCGGTTGAGGGTATACGAAAACGTCATCCGTCGCGCGGTTTGTCGGGACTGCCGGATTTTCAACAAGCGACAAGCCTGGTTGGAGCTGATATGCCATTTACTATTACGTAAGAATATTTATCGTCTGTCTCCACTGAAATCCAATCCCGAGAAAGCGCCGAGCTGAGCACCTCTCGCATTCGGGCTGCAAGCACCCGTGTCACTTCTACATAATGGGCGATGCCTGTCACCATAGCACCATTCCGCGAATGCCGTTTGATCACCTGGGATAGAGGTGACTGGTCCACTCACAAACTGTCTAGACGCAGCACTCTTTTGATACATCGGCAACGGGGATCTCGAACGACCTGCATCATACGGGATGCGATCATCCACAAAACTACGAACAATCGGTTTAACTGACGAGTAATCACACGCCGGTGGCCTGTTAGGATTATCCGTGATGTCCGTCAAAAGAACATTTGCCATCGGATTATCGATGGAGGGCATTTGACACCCTTGACCACCAAACGTCGGGCGACCATACGTCTCTTTGATCATCTTCGCCTTGTACATAACATAAAGAACACCGAGGATCGTAGCACCGAGCACGAAGATACGAATGTCTCGTCGAATCAAATAAAGAAAACACGTTGCATAGATGACGAATCTCGAAGCTGCATTCACGCGCTCTTCTGGAGATTGTTTATTCGTCGGCCAGAATTGCAAAACCTTTGCCGCCTTGATCAGCTCTTTCGGATCGTCAAACCAAGCTTTCATTTATATAATGTGAGGTTTATTTTTTCATAAGGTTACCAAACATACTGTTCATAGTCTTCATGAGAGCCGCCTCATCGATACCACTTCCGTCATCACCCATCTTGTCGGCGCAATCCTTTGCGATGTTTTCAATCATGCTCAGGGTTTCCGCTGGAATAGCGGTGATCGTTGTACCGAGCATGTAGAGTGTTTGTAAGTATTGCCAGATCGCATCCTTCGTAGCAGTAGAGAGGGACGAGTTCCAATTTTCCTTGAAGTTCAACTCAGAGAGGTATTCGATGTTTTCCAAATCCTTAAGAATAAATGATTCGTCCTTTTGTGAAATCTTATCGGCGTACGGTGTAATTCCACCCATGAACGTATCCACAGCCATTCTCGGGTTCGCATCCTTCAAGAGTTCGAATTGAGTCATAAACTTTTTAATGCCTTTCTCCTGTGGGAAAGTCTTGTGCAATTCCACAAGAAATTGAGTCATCATGTCATTAAACGCAGAAACCGACGCCATTTTATTACTATACCCTCAAAATCTTTAAGTCTAAAAAGGTTCCGTGGAAATCGACTCACGTTGACCGATACCATTCGAAACAATGAAATAAATAAGAATCGCGTTGAGCGCCGCTGGCTTCGTATACTGAGCCATCTTGAGCTTACCTTCGTTATTCAGTTGAGCCTTGGCGTGAATGTAGATCGCGGTGATGAGCCCACCGATGAGCGCCGCCCATACGGGGTCTCGCAAATAGTCGGAGAGTTCCATTTAATTATAGCCAACTTTTTTTGTTCGCTGTTCTGGAGCGTCACCAAAAAAGACACCTTCGTCACCGGCTTCGGGTTCGTGTTCGGGTGCTGGGTTCGGATCCGTGACATTATTAATCGTCTTAAATTCATTATCAAGGGGAGATCCCATGGGTCTCGCAATGTCTTCGACTGGTGCAATGTCTTCCATGGTCTGTTCACCTTCGGCTTCGGCCACGGGTTCTTGTTCCGTTGGCATCGCTTCGGGCTCGGGTTCAGGTTCAGGTTCAGGTTCAGGTTCGTCAAAAATATCAGGATCTTCTGGATCGTCGGTTTCACCGATATCGATATCCTTACTTTCTTGTGACATGTACGTTTGGAGAATTTGCTGCACAGGGATCAGTTCTTTAATTGACTCTTCAATACAAACACAGAATCGCGCCGTAAGTTTTTCGTCGCGGAGATATTCAGATTGTTCCTCGTGGTACACGTAGGGATCCTTGTACAGATTCTTCGCAGCATTGTTATAGACGGTTTGAATAAAAACTTCATTTGTGGGAAGTTTCAAGCTAATCTTTTTGTTATCAGCCTTCAAACGAACAGCTGACAGAATTTTTGTACACGCAACGAAGACCGCTGCGAGTAGATCACTAAACCATGAACAGCGTTCGGCGATGTTATCAGAATGCGATTTTGACATGGCGTTACTCCAATTCGGAACTTCCTTGAGAAGCTTTTGAAACATGATGAGCACTTTTCGCCCCTTGGAGAGTTTGGTCGCTTCGTCATACATGTCTTGAAACACTTGAATCATAACTGGGGTCATGAGATGACACAATTGCCCAAGGTACTCCTTTTTCGCTTCAACGAGTACGTTTAAATTGTCCATTTATGATTTAAGTGGGGTTTTAAATACAAAGATTACCACGCACTTACTCCCTGTATTGATTGGCAACCTTTCTAAGATTGACAAAACTTGGAAATTCTACGTCTGAATCTTCCTCTTCTTTTTTTGATTCCCTGGTCGCTTTTACGTCCCACGTCACGTAAATGTCTATCTCAGAGACCAATTGCGTGATAAAACCACCGTTATCAAGCTGTCGCTTGAGATACCTCGCGGCGACTGAACGATCAAACGATGGATATCCCATGACGACACTCGGTACACGTAGAAAAACTTGTTTCTGTCCGAATTCAGCCGTCTGTTTAATCTTTCTCGAAAATTGTTCGAAAATTTTGCTGTATATTTCCTTCTTTATTTGTTTTCGTGTATTTTCGATCTTTTGAACATCATTGATATTGATCATTACAATTAACGGAATTTATTTTTGGCAGTTTCAAACTCACTTCTGGTAGGCATCGCTTTTTCTCTCACGAGCTTATAGTCGATAAAATCTTGCCCAGCTTCGCCGTCTGTGAATGGTTTGATATCATTCGGAATATCGGCATCAATCGGTTGCGTTCGAAGAGACTTAATCTTCACGACGTCACCATTAATCTCGGCGTCGACCGTCACCGCAAAGCCAAACGCAAACCCATGATTCTTCACAGCCATGAACATGGCGCGGTAAAATTGCTTATCGCCACTACGTTCCACGAATTTCTTAATTGACGTCGTCTCGATAATATAGTTACACACACCGGTTTTTTGCTTGATAGCTTTGTTCGTCGCGAGCACGAGGCGTTCAACCGTATCATTATCAACCTTCGTTTCGACCACTCGATACCTGGAAATGTCTTCCACTGGGTCATCGAGGATAATTCCTTCACTGGGTTTGCTCCACCCTGAGAAACCAAAAATTTCACTATAAGATTCGCGTCTAACCGTCAAAAGAAGGACGACGGTCAGGAGTAGGGCGATGGGTAATCCATTCATCATGCGTTAATTTAAATTGAGAAAATAAACCAGTACATATAAATGTCACTACTGATATACAGTCCCCGGTGTGCACACAGCCTAGACATTATTGATTATATTCAAAAGAACAAGACTTTCAAACAGATGGTAAAGTTTCATAATATAAACACCCAGGGCATTCCGCAAAAATATGCAAATTCCATTACCCGAGTACCGACCCTGTTGACACAAAATGGTAAAATTCTCGTCGGTAACGAAATCAAAGCCTGGCTCGAATCACTTTTACCTACGAATGATTTCGGTGGGTGTGGATTCGGATCGGCGTGTGGTGTAACGTCACTCAACGGCGATGATGACGATGGCGATATTTTCAGTTTAGATAGCTATGGGCGATCATTGCAGCCAGCCATGACAAAAGAGCTTGAAGAACGCATTGCGGTGAGTGTGTCAGATGCGTATAATAACATAAAGAAGTAATTAATTAATCTCATAGATATGAGATTGGTGACGATCCAAGCATCGGCATTTAAGTCCACTTTCGAAGTTCTCAAAGATGTACTCAATGACTTGAACATATACTTTAAGCCGAGTGGTATGTACATTGTGACACTTGACACAGCGCGTACATCTCTCGTTGATATGTTTCTTCCCGCTGAAAACTTTGAAGAATACGTGTGCGAACAAGAAGTCATCGCGGGTATCAATATTTCAAATACATTCAAGCTCCTGAAATCGATCACAAACAACGACGTCCTCAAAATTACGATTGACTCCAAGGAGTTCATGAATATTGAAATCGTCAGTGAAGCAAAGAAGACGAGCACTAGTTTTGAACTGAAACTCCTCGACATCAACGAAAGTCAAATTGAAGTTCCCGACATTCAAATGACGACGGTCACAACTCTTCCATCCATGGACTTACAGCGTCTCTGCCGTGACATGTCCAACATTGGCAGTGAAATTGAAATCACGCGTGTGGGTACGAAACTGAAACTCCGCTGTGAAGGCGACTTTGCGAATCAAGAGACTGAAATTGAGTGCAATGAAGAGAGTCCGTTAATCTCGGGACTCTATTCATTGAAATACTTGAATATCTTTACGAAAGCGACGAGCATGTGTGCATCTGTTCAAATTCTTCAAGAAGAAGCGAATCGTTTTCTGATTTTAAAATACAATGTCGCGGATCTCGGTGAGCTTCGATTTTACTTAGCCACTAAGGCAAGCGAAGATCGGTAGTGTATCCGTCAATCGTACTCACACTCTTAGACATCCCAAGTGCATTTATCAAACGAATGGCTGGGTAATCTTTCTTTAGCGTATCTTCAGTATAATACAACATATCTCGTATTCGTACCTTTTCGCCATGAAAATCATTTTTAGGTCCAGCGTATCGCTTCACCTTTTTGGTGATGTCTCTCACGGGTTTATCGTCGTGATCAACCAACCAGGCTTCACCCAAAGGGATACTAAATGAAAATCCACTCTTGAGATCATCCGGTAAACGGAACTTCATGTTTTCTGTGATAAGTTTGTAGATGCTTCCATTGCACCAGTATTTTATTCGAAGAATAGTCTTACTGACGTTTTCTGGAACTGTCGCAGTCATATAATCCTTGTATGTAAGATCAGAATACACCTCGTCTGTATCCCGATCCCAATATTTTGATTCATCTTTCCATAATTTATCTTTGATATCATAACTCTTCATTTGATCTAGAGTATAGATCACGTTTACATTTTCTATATAATAATCTGGCATAGTGACCATGTATTTATAAAAGCCGTACACCCAAACAATAACACGGTTTAAAAGATTGGTGAACATTATTTTATATGGAGGGTAACTTTTTAAGTAGATACAACAACAAGATTGAAAAATGGAGAGAGTTAATTGAAAGTGACCCACAAAACAGGAACACCTATGAGAGTGAGATGTCAGATTACATAATCAGGTGTATGCCTTACATGAATAGATACGTTGAAGATACAGGTATAGTCACGACCGTAGATAATGTCTTCAACTGTAAAGAGACGCAAGGTCTACAGAGAAAAGATATATTCATGGATTACCTAAACGATGTTGAAAATCAAAACATACACAGACCCAGCGAAAGAAAGAGAGACGAGTGTCCACAATGTAAAGATAGTAACATCATATTCTTCGAAGACACGAGTGACCTTATATGTGACCAATGTGGTCTCGTGATTGCATCTTTGATTAGCGAAGAACTTACATACAGAGAAGAACAAGAGAATACGGAAAAGATTGTGAATTACTCGTACAAGCGAGAAAACCATTTCAATGAACAAATGTCACAATTTCAGGCGCAGGAAATGACAACCATTCCGGATGACGTGATTGAGCAGCTTCGAGCAGAACTCAAAAAACTCAAAATCAGGTCCCTCGATGAAATTACACACACAAGAATCCGCGGACTTTTGAAAAAGCTTCGACTTAACAAGTATTATGAACATGTACCATACATTACGAATATCCTTAATGGTATCAAACCTCCAAGTATGCCACAGGAACTCGAAGAGCGCCTCAGAATCATGTTCAAAGATATACAAAAACCGTTTGATCGACATTGTCCACCGGATAGAAAGAACTTCCTTAGCTATTCATATGTACTCTACAAATTTTGTGAATTATTAGGTGAAGATGAATATCTACAATACTTTCCACTCTTAAAGTCGAAAGAAAAGTTATATCAACAGGATCTCATATGGAAGAATATATGCGGAGACCTTCGTTGGGAATTTATTCCAACGACATAAAGATATGTCGCGTTTCATTATCAACATGGAAGACCCACGCGATCTTATTCTTGAGCGACTCCAGCTCGGCAAGACTAAGTATGGGCACGGCGTTCGCGTCGATGATGACACGGTGACATGGGGTACGAAAAAGGACTCATGGATGCACATGGCAAAAGAAGAATTCCTAGACGGTATCATTTACGTAATCGCTGACTATATACGAAAGGGTAGAGAATCCGCAAAACTCATGTCGCATTTAGAGTTTAGATATATGTACACCCATGATTTCGTAAACAGTGAAGATCCTAGAAAGTGGGTCAGGGAAAATAGTCTCGAAGATGACAATGGTTTGATTCTTTTTATTCTCAAAAGAATTCACATGATAGAAAGTTCGACACATAAATACATGCTTAAATCTCTTATTAACATGTTATATTTCTGTTGATGAGTCTATTCGGTTCAGCAGCTTGTTTCACGTGAATGCCATGATAGGTAAAATCGAACGCAGGGAAACGATCCCTTATTTGTTGAGAAAGTGCAGACACTTCAAGATGTCTAGGTATACCACTACACACAGCTAAATGTTCAAGTTCCAGCATCCGGTCTTCCATATGGACGAATGCTTTTAAAGACTCTGAAGTGACACCCGAATCCTCCATACGCTTATACATACCCTTGGACATACCTTCGCTCATGTAAAAGTGTTTGGAACCACCAACTTCGCTAGTGTTTACAGCTCTGTCATACATGAGTGCACCAGCGACCAAAAGTAAAAAGACTACATTCATCATTTATTAGAAGACAACAATTTAAATACATCATTTATTTTGTGCACGATGTTAAACAATTGTTCCGAAGTTTCAACTCGATTAGGTGCGACGATTTCGAATTCAACCTGGTACGATGTCGGGTCTTCGGCATCCATATCTACAGTGTCACCTGTAGACTTTGTCATGTCGATGCTCAAGTTCTTACGAACAAATGATTTACGTTCCTTGAATCGTTTACGATCCATGTCCGTATAGTCACCATCTTCGGGCATGAGCACCTCTCGACAGATACTAAACCGAACATCAAAGGGGGCATTTTTCACCTTCTTAATGTCTTCCTTAAACATCGACCTTTTTTGTACGATCGTTTGATCACCGGTTTCATCATCCACATTCATACGAACACTGTCTCGGTCCCTGTAAAAGACTTCGGACGAGGTCATTTTGACATCTTCCCATCCATGGTACTGCTCGAGACCATTTAAAATTCGTTCGAATACATCCTTTCCAACATTCGTGTCAAACATCGATCCGTTAAACTTTCCAAGACGCATTTCTACTTCAATTGAAGGATCGTTCTTGTTCGCATCGAAAGCGGCTTCAACCTTTTTCAGAATAGATTCAACGTTCATGATTTCTTACATTTATCATTTGCGTTTTCCTCTTAAGCCTTTTTTATTCACAAATTTTAATGAAAGGATTTAGAAATTCTGGAAACTCATGCTATTTTAACACGAGTTTACAATGCCTTCTCCATATTCCATGCCTCTCAAATCATTTCATAGATCATGGTTACGAAGGCCCATGTGAATTCACAAAAGTGTATGCACACATGACTCGAATATTTTGGAAAGTGAGTGACAATCATGTCATAGATGTAACACTTCTTCGCAATCTTTTTCGGGGAAAATTTCCTCGCTTTGACGATCATGAACAACACGATATTCAAGAAACAATATTATGTATTATAGATATTTTAGAGCGTGCAGTCCCAATCATTAAGCAGTGGTTCTATGGTAAAAAGATTCAACAAACTATATGGCCCAACGGAAAGTCTGAACGCGTCGAGGATTTTAGTATTCATATCTTATGTTCTCGACAGGCATCTTTGGAAGAAATGCTTCATGATTCCATGAAGTGGAATCCAATCACAGACTTCATCGATGAAAATAAAAAGGTACACCACATCGCAACAACACGGTGTGTTTTTTCAGAACTTCCAAAGGTGCTCATCGTTTCATTTGATAAGAAAAGTCACGTGGATGTTGTGGAAAAATTAACCATCAATCAATTTGAATATTCTTTGGTTGCATCAGGAATTCATATGGGTATGCAACACGGGGGACACTATTTGGCTTTTACGAAACATAAAGGCAAATGGTATTACAAAAACGATGAATTTGTCAGTGAGCGCCCACTTCCTAACCGTACAGGGCATTATGTCTTGGTATACAATCTAAAAACTCCTTCATCTCGATATCTTCCTTGATATTGACGAGCGTTCGGTAAAAGGTTCGTCTATTATTGGGATATGTTTTGTCTCGTCGTCTCTTGAGTGGTTTCCACCATAATGGTCCATCTTCCCATGTCACATACATACATTCTACGATCGCGCCATTTTCAAACCACGGTTCGTCCATTTTAGATACTGGAAACTCACTTTCGAAAAACAATTTTCCCTTTTCTTGAACGTAGAGTTTCCACACAGGTGGACCCACTTGTCCAATACCCACAAAGCTCGTATCTTTTTTCATATAAAAGTCGACGGTATTCTTATTTCTCGGTTTCCATTTAAACATTGTTTCGTGTGTTCCTATTCTCACCGGTTCATTCACCGGTGTGAATACGAGCCCATCAACCTCTTGTGTCACGGTTGGAAGATATTCATCCATAAACTTTTTAAACTTAATCAATGGGTAAAATGTCTTGAGTTTGAGTCTATATTTATCCGTCTTAACATAAATGATTGTTTTCAATAATTTACCAATTTCATCGAGGCGTTGTTTGAAATTCATGTGACCGACTGGGTTTCCGTTGATGATTATGGCATCATAGACCATGAGTGTGTCTTGATAGAGTTCTCCATCGAGAATTGTACCCTCGTACGCAGGTCTTCGTAAACTTATCGATACCTCAAACATTTCAAATGATCGATTCACAAATATACACTTACGAGCACCCTCATACGTCAACGCAACCATCATGTAACGCATTCCGTCGGTTTTTTCACACACGACGTAATCATTGTTTTGTAAAATATGAAAGTGTTTCCGTTCAATTGATATTGGTTGCGGTCCCGGAAAATACTCTTCCGTTCCCCATACTTTATGTATGTAACCCACGACATATTTATACAGTGGTTCCGACGACGGTATAGACATGTTGATATATGGATCTTAAGCTTTAATTTGTTGATACACCCGCAGCGTTGAGGATGTTGCTAATGCACTCATGTGAGTATGTCATGGTTAACTTAGCCGCTGTAAATGCATGAATTTTCATGCCATTTTCTTTGAACTTTGCAAACATGTTGTCAGCTCGTGGAAGAATCTTAATACTTCCATTCTTTTTGTCCTTCATAAACTTGGATGCATTCTTACAATTCATAATCCACGCGCGCGCACACGTGGACTCGACCGTGTATATGTTTTCAGCGACTTTTCGGCCAACTTCAGTATCAAAATGAAGACCCATCTGACTATTCGGTTCGAGGCACTCTTCGTCTCGAACCTTTGCTTTGAAGAGTCCCCAATCGATACCTTCCTTAACACCCGGAAACACCAGACATCCAATACCTTCATGTTTCTCAAATACCTGGAGAATTGAATCGTCATCCATACCTACACCAAAGTCTATAAAAAGTATCTTATCTGGATTCTTCTTCACTGCATCGGTGATGACATCCGACTTCTCATATGGGTCGTCATTCACGAATACGATCTCATTATTCACACCACGCTCCAAACACTTCAAATTTAGACGAAGAATTGTGTGAAGTGTCTTCACGTGACACGATTTTGATCGAGTCGTAAGAATGGTCGTTATTTTCATACTTCATATACAAAGTATCTAAGCCTTAAGCCTTTCATTAAGGCATCCACTAAAAGGCAAATTTCCAACGTGTCCCAGGGTTGTGTTAATGTCCGCATAAATCTTCCCACCACATTGTTGCCAACGTCGGCAGAATGCATAATCTTCCGACAAATACCGCTTGGTTTCTGGGTCAATCATGCAGTCAAAACAGGCATGATAATCGTCAAAGTCTCTATTTTGATGATCATTTTTACACCACAACTCGGGAAACTTTTCTTCGAGCTTCTTAAATACTTCACGCTTGATGAGCATGAAACCTGTTGGTCCATCCAAGATTTCGATAAATCCATTTTCAACGGGACGACGCGATGCGCCAAAATTCAATACGAGACTCGACGAGAGCATAGCCATGTTACGATCATCACCTCCTTTCACAGCACTCGCCGCTTGATCCCACATCACACATTTCTTAGGATAACACGCGACAGAAATGTCATGTTCGGAATTAATGAGTCGTAAAACGCTATCAGGGTCAAAGTCTACATCGGCATCTATAAACATGAAGTAATCTGCATCCGTCTTTTGCATGAAACGACCAACCGCTACGTTTCGAGCACGGTGCACGAGCGATTCGTTTTCGGTCGTATCTATATACAGTTGGATACCATGTTTAATCAAATGAAGTTGCAATTTTATTATACCTATCATATACTTTTCTAAACACAAACCCCCATAGCAAGGCGTACTCAAAAAGACTTTCTTCGTCATTCTGTCTATTTTTGAGCTTTAACCTCTAAGTGTTTTTTTATGATACTTTCAATCTTATTGATTGTTGGTACCGATACTGAACACTTTTCACAGATTTCGGATTTGGAACATCTATCGCTAAGTACTATGAGAATGATTGCGGACGCGATGCTATTTGGTGTCTTGCTCATGAGCTCAACACAGTCTTCGAGTGTTGCACATACTTTGTTGCATTGTAATCGTTCCTCCCTTGACGCGTTGAAAGGGCCGAGAAGTCGCGGCATAATATCGATTGGTTTTGTTACGTAATTTTTTTCCGTCTTACCCATGAGTGTATCTTTGAATATTTGCGTCGTCCGACTAATATCCTTTGATTGAATACCAAACATATCCGCAATTTCTTTCGTTGTTCTTGGATATTGTGCGAGACGACACGCGTACAAGACACAATTGGCTTTGATACCGAGACGTACCGCACCACGGGTAAGCTTTTCAGTGTTAAATTTTTTGTACATAATTTTGGCATCTTTGAGAATGCAATCTGGAAGCGTATGACACGCCTCGTCTATATCTTTGTACGCGTGGAATAGAGATCTGTCGCGGTGATTCATCGACATGTGAAAATTAATCTTAGCCATGCGCTTGTTCTCATACGTTGATGCTCTATACGTAGAGATGACGGTACCCTTTCCCCAATTCTGAGAGAACAGTTCCGGGTTTGCGTTTGGATTTCCACACCTCGATGGATCGCTGACCGTACCATCATCGGAAATTCCACTCGTCCATTCCGGTGATTCATCGATGAATGTTCCATCAACGAGACCACATGATGAACATACCGGAAATCCATCGGAGCCAATCACCTTGACACCTTCACACTCTCTACATATATTGATATCCACTAGCTTTTGTTCTGTTTGATCTTTAAGAAGTTTGTCCACATCGGACCATATAGCAGCTAGCATGTTATTCTCTCTATCAACTTTTTAAAAATCTTGTTTTCCCCCGGAACTTAGGTTTCTAAAAATTAAGATTATCCGCGTGTCGTTTTGCGTGCATTTCAATCATATCAACTGTATCTTTAAAACTTCGAGCCCCTGGGGTCGATGGCTTCCATTTATCCCATTCTTTATCAATTTCGGTGTGGTTTTCCGGTGGAATAACCTTACCATCAATTTCGTTATCTGGGACAATAAAGTCATCCATTTCAGAGTCGCTTTCATCTTCGTCATAGATTTCAGAGTCCGAGTCCTCGATATCAATTTCCGCGTAATGTACGTACATGTTATCCCCGAGTGACTTAAACTCCAAGTCTTGAAATTTGGTACCACTTGGGTAATGTTCCATAACACTTTCGTATGGTGCGGGACTCATTTCCTGATCATCATCGTCCAGTTTATAGACACACGCGGACTTATATACAAGTTCTGTGGAATTTAAATACCGAACTCCAAGAACCAGGCCAGTGTTCATACCAACTATTCCGTACATTTCGTCTTCTATTCCGTCTTCGTTTACGAGTATTTTTACTATATCATCTTGGTGTATTTCTGATGCAACAATCATGCTTAAAATTTTCACACAAAAAATAATCAGGGATAATATCACAGATGAAAATCACTATTTATTCGAAGGAAGGATGTCAATATTGTGACCACGCGGTTAATCTATGTGAGTCGGAAGGACTCGAATACGAAAAAGTAATGATAGAAAAGGAGGAGCTTAAAAAACTGTGTGGTGGGCGACTTGACTCTTACCCTCAAATATTTATTGATGATCATCGGGTCGGGAACTATTTTGAATTTCAAGATTGGGTTGAAAACGAGTATGAGCCTATTTTAGCCCCTACACTAAATAGATTTACAATCTTTCCTCTGAAGTATTCAAATCTATGGGAACTTTACAAGAAGGCTCAAATGAGTAATTGGACTGCTGAAGAGGTAGATCTCTCAAAGGATTTGGACGATTGGAAGACTCTAAATGAAAATGAAAAGAAATTCATAAAATACATCCTGGCATTCTTTGCTGGGTCCGATGGAATTGTTTTTGAGAATATCAATAATAACTTTGCTGATGAGGTGCAATCCTCTGAAGCGAGATCTTTCTATGCGTATCAGTGTCATAATGAAATGGTGCATGGAGAGACATACAGTAAACTCATAGACAAGTATATTAAGGATGGTGCTGAGAAGAAGCAGCTCTTTGAAGCCATCCAAACAGTTCCATGTATTCAAAAGAAAGCGGATTGGGCTATGAAGTGGTTTGATACAAAGTCACGTTCCTTTGCTGAGCGACTCTTCGCATTTGCGTGTGTTGAGGGTATCTTCTTCTCTGGTTCCTTCTGCGCTATTTATTGGCTCAAGAAGCGAGGTCTCATGCCAGGTCTCTGCTTCTCCAACGAGCTTATCTCTCGTGACGAGGGACTCCACCAAGAGTTTGCGGTGGAACTTTTCAAATTATTGCGTAATAAACCAACGACTGAGACTATTCATTCTATTGTTAAGGAAGCCGTTGAGATTGAGAAGGGATTCATATTGGATGCCCTTCCATGCGCTCTCATCGGTATGAATTCTGAAAAGATGTCACAATATATTGAATACGTGTCAGACCGTCTTCTTAAACAAATTGGAGAACCACCCATTTGGAATTCGAAAAACCCATTTGATTTCATGGAAAATATCAGTCTCGATGGTAAAACAAATTTCTTTGAAAAGCGTGTCGGCGACTATGGAAAACTTGATGACGATTCGGGTGAGATTGGGTTTGACGAAGATTTTTAATCTGTGGGTATACTATAAATGGACGGCAAAACCCTCATCATTCTCATCCTCAGTATAGCTCTTTCGGGTATTCTCGGATACCTCTTTTCTCAACGCCGAACGCGTAAGATGTTCAAGAAGCGTGTGGGTGGTATGAAGAAGCGTGGTGGTATGAAGAAGAAGCGCGATGGTATGAAGAAGAAGCTTGGGGGTGGCATTAAACCCGAAGGTGCGGCGAAGGGGGAACCCGCTGAATCTCAGAGCGGTGTTGCGCAGTACGCCATCGAAAACGGACTTTAAGAAAAGGTAAGAAATTAAGTATATGATTGAAACTCTACAAGCAGCGATTGGTGAATCGGGACCATTGATTGTAGAACATGGAGGTACCATATTTTTCGAAAATTGTATTACAATTTACGAAAAACATGTCTTAAATATGTTTGAAAAAATAAAAAATATAGAGTTCACGAGAATCGAACAAACGACTGAGTGTTCATTTGTATTACTTAACGCATGAGCATAATTTCGTTACCGTCCGCACACTTGCACGACGTGTACTTACCGCTCTTCTTCTTAGTGGAGACGATCGGGGCGGCTTGTGCATCCATACCCAAATCCAAAGATCCAAGCGTGGACTTCTTTCCATTCTTCGGGGACGGAGCGAAAGAGATTTCGGACATGTACGGTTCAGCCGTTGGCATTTCAGCCATCGGGGGAACTTCTTCGTCTTCGTCTTCGTCTTCGTCTTCGTCTTCGTCTTTATCGAGTTCGGCTTCAATCTTCTTTAATTCTTCGTCGGAGATTTCAATTTCTTCGTCAGATTCACCCTCACCGGCAAATCCTTCCTTTTGAATCTGCATCATACCCCACACGATCAACAAAAACACGACCGTGTGCAACGCGAGACCGGCAATCGACGGGCACCCATTCGGGCTCGACACCCAAGCGCCGAGAATTCTACGCATGATGATGAACGTACTCGGATTTGCCACGATAAAGAAAAGCAGAGCCGAGATCACAGAGATGACAAACTTGTCACGCGCCTTGGAGCCACCGCATCCACATCCACAATCTTTAAAGAGACCCATTGTTTACTGTTCCTGGAGAAAAAAATTTGCTTAAAGTTTGAAGTCCTAGTAGAGATATAACATATACAAACATGTCGCTCACTATCCAACAAGCATCCGAATTCAACCCCGCGTCTGTGGGATTTTCGAAACTTCGTAAGAACAAAAACGGTGGCAAAGCTGTCTACCTCAATGGCGATAACAACAGAAAACTTTACATCCAACTTCCGTACATGCGTTCTCCGTACGGCTTGAGTGCCTACACCGACGAAACGAGTGGACGCACCTCGTATTCACTCGATCTCTCGTTTGATACCGATAACACAGAAGCCATGGAGCTTCATGAAAAGTTGAAGCAACTCGATGACATCATCGTCGAGACCGTGGCGAAGAACTCGAAGGAATGGTTGGGTAAGGAATTCAACGTCGCCGTTCTCAAGGAAGCTTTGTACAAACCGCTCGTCCGTCCCGGTAAGGAACAATACCCGGCGACCATGAAGCTCAAGATTCTTACGAAGCCGGACGGGACCTTTGTCCCTGAAGCGTATAACACGAAACGTGAGAGTGTTTCCCTGGATACCGTCGAAAAGGGTCAAAAGGTTCTCACGATTGTTGATTTGAATCAAATCTGGTTCATTGACAACAAGTTTGGTGTGACTGTTCGTTTGCAACAAGCGCTTCTCGAACCGTCCGCGAAACTTCCGTCGTTTGCCTTCCAGGGTGTCTCTTCCGGTGAAGAGGAAGAAGAAGAAGAAGAAGAAGACATTGAAGTGGATGAAGAATAAATATGTATGCACCTTACATTCAATCACAAGATTGATACGTGCCTCCCCTAAGTCACGTATGAATCTCATAAAAATTAAGTTAAAAAATGAACATCTCCAAAGCTATTCAACGTGGTGACCTTGAGGCTCTCAGAGCCAATGAACATGAAATTGTACAAGATGTGAATGACATGTTAGAACAATCGAGTATTGAATGGGAAAACTACATTACTTACTGGATGGCTATGTATCACGATCACGTGGTTGCCGCTGAAATGTTCAAGGTATTTTTGAACACCTGCAAAACTTCTTTCAAACCAGAGATGTATGAAGAAGTAGTTGGTCTTTACGCGCACCCAACTATGATTGGTGCTGTGGCCACGAAAAACTTAGAAATTTTAGACTTGCTCAAGGGCTACATCAAAGATGCTGATATAGAAGAAGAGATGATGACACAACACGGAGAAACTTTTCTTAGTTTGTAATAAGTATGGTAAAGCTTGCGAATCTCGTCCACATCGCCAACAATGCCAAGACCGACGCTCAGAAGAACGCGGTCGGTGAAGAACTCAAGAAATATTTGCGTGGGAAGAAGGCGTGCAACCCAAAAGAACTTTTCTCAAATGTGAGTCTTCGTATTGAAAAGGGTAAGAACCTCCGAAAGCTTGGACAGGGTGAGTTCGGCGCCGTGTTTTATGGTTGTCTCGATGATTTGTGCAAAACACAAATTGCTGTCAAGGTCACGCGTGAATCTTCCGCACGAATGGAATATCGTATCGCGGAGAAATTGAAAGGTATGGGTGTACCTCGTATGTACCACTTTAAATCGTGTAATAATGAAGACGTTCTTTATTTTGAATACGTGAAAGGCGAACCACTTTCGAGATGGATACATAATAAACACACGACCAACGATTACCGTCAATTGATTTCACAACTCGTTAAGAACTTGAAGAGAATCCACGAAAAGTATCCAAAGTTTAGACATCACGATCTTCACTGGAACAATATCCTTGTATTGGAAGGTAACAAACCAATCATTATTGATTTTGGTCTTTCAACGATTGAAGGTATTAGAAATCCAAATGTCACAAGTGGCGAATTCAAAAATGTTGGTATTTATGTGGGATCACATTACATGTATGATGTTCATTACATTATGAATATCATTTATACCTACACAAAATTGACAAAGGTTAAGCAATTCATAAAAGATTTGTTTCCAGAAAAATACCTTGGTTCAACCAATCCATATATTACATCTAGACGTCTTCGCCCCGTGAAGCACGAAGATCTTCCCACCTATGATCAAATTTTGAATCACCCATTCCTTCAATCAAAGAAGAGAGTTAGCATTCTTAGACGAGTTTTACCTAAAAAGAAGGTGATGACACCCAAACCACAACCAAAAGTTGTCGTCAAACCCGCTACTGCGAGTGCCATTCGTCGCGCCAAGGCTGTTCTCGAAAAAGAAGCCGCAAAGAAGGTCCGCCCACCAAAGAGACCTGGTATCGCGGTCGCCAGGCGTAGTCCAACTGTAAAGCAACAAGTTCAAGAGATTGAAAAGAGAATTAAGCCAGGACCCAAGGTATTCATCAATAAGAATGGTGACCTCAAGATTGAAAAACGTAAGTGTCGTCTCTACAAGAAAGAAGACCTTGTCAAGATGTTCAAGTTGGATCCAAAATTGACCAAGGAACAAATGTGTAAGTTCATAAAAAATATGTAAAGATATACTATATTAAGATATGTTGGTATTCGTCATTTTGTTTCTCGTTGCGTTATATATATTGTCTCGAGTACCGACGCGTATTCCCAGGGGTAAACCTTGGACAATTTACGGGACCATGGGATGTGGATGGACTCGTAAACAGTTAGATTACATGAAAAAGGCTGGTAAGCCATTCGTGTTTGTCGACTGTGATAAAAATGAGTGCGAAGGTATGGATGCATTTCCGACCCTCGTCAGTCCTAAAGGTGTGCGTCACAAGGGCTATAAAGAGGTTTAGATACCACGAACAGCCGCGATAGACACGGAGAGCACGAACGCGTCAAAGAGCGACGAGATCGGCTTGAGCACGGTGATGTGCTTGGCGAGAGAGCGGTTCCAGAACACGCGAAGAAGGAAGGTTCCGATCAAGATATTGAGAAGGAACACAAGAGCTTCGGTGATGACGTCGGACTTGTTTTCGGCCTTGACGATTTCTTTGAACATTTATTATGTATCCATATTTTTTTCTGAGTCAACTGTAAATGGCACCACTTCCCCTGAGTGGCTCCGAAAGAAAGTTTACAAATAGACGTTGGGGCACGTCGTCTGGTATTGGCAATAATAACTGCTATGCCTATGCTGTTGGGGATTATGAAGCCTACCGTTACCAGAAGTCAATTCCTGGTGATAGATCTGGTCTGTCAAATAGACCACATAACTATACACACTGTAAAAGTCTCCCGGAACGCGTTGTTTCCGACAACCCCAAAAAGGTCTACCCAGTGAAAGGTAATGAAAAGTGCAAAAAAGGATATTTCAAGGTCATGATGTTTGTGTCGCCTGGGCGTCCGACGAATTATATCCGTCAAGGGGATTTTCACTTTTATGTACAACACGGTGTCGTCGAGTACAAAGTCAAAGAGGGTGACACGGTGAAAAGCATTGCGAAATTTTTCAAGGTTCCCGAATCAAGAATCAGACAAGCTGGAAAGGTTGAAAAGGGTAAGCGCATCGTGTTTAAAGCGAACGTCTTCAGTCACAAGCGTGGATGGGCGACGGGTCCACTTCTGACTGATGCGAAAGGAAAGGCTATTACCGATCCGAGAAAGGCGTCTAGAAACTATCCTGGTTTGAATTACAGTAAATATTGTAGCTCATTCTGTGTCCGTGATCGAGGCATCAAAGTCGGTAAGACTCACCCCAAGGTCCGTCAAAAGACTGTCTAAATCTATAGTATTTTCTACATCAAAAGATATATCAAACAGATCCATCACGTTAAACATGACGTCTTCGTTCAGTGATATACTGTTCGATGTGGCTGCATAATTATTCTGTATTGTCAATGTGACTTTGAACTGTGAAACGTCGAATACCTTCCTACATAAAGGGCATGTATTCTTACCTTTCTCTTTCCAATCGTCCAGGCACTTTGAATGAAATATATGTCCACATCGAATAGGTGGATTTAACCTCTGTGATCTCACCCGATTAAGACATATAGAACACGTGCTCATCCTGGAGTAGTGCATTAAACTTTTTTACCACATTTTACTCACAGAGGTCTGTCACACGACGAGCAACGATCGTTGGTGTCTTGCGTCGATTGAATTTGATCAATCAAATTCGGACCACTTCTTTGAAGGAGTTGACGGTACGCGTAATTGTCGACGAGCGGAACCTTATTGGATTCCATGATCTTATTGTTGAGCAATTGAGAAGACGTGTTGATGGTGAAGCATCGTCCGTCTGCCATACCAAGTCGTTGAGACATTTTGTTAATATTACATTAGAAATTTATTGGCCTGTTCTCGACGGTGCGCAACCACGAGTGAAATCCCCTTTCCCTGATTCTAGGAATGAGCGTTTCACATTTATATCCGAGGAAGACGTCAAAGTTTTCCTTTTCCAGTGTCTCGGACACTCGAATGGCTGGATTTTCATTGATGTGCTGATTGATGATGTTGTACGCAAAAACGATTTCTTTGAGTGTTTCGGCGCCAGTGATGATAATCTTCCCGGTTGAGAAAATGCTCGTCGTGATCTCTTTCATCTCTTCTGCGGGTTTAAATTTGATTTTCACAGCGGAATACCTGTCCGGTTCAAACGACACTTTGAAGAGTCTGTTGTGTTTTTCAAAGTGATTGGCCACCATCATAAGATTAATGTTGTAATTGAGACTGAAATTGGAATTGATCATGACGATACGAAACGAATCGGGTGACACTTCGCGCTTCATGTTGAGACACACTTTCAAGATGTATGTGAGTTGTGTAATGATTCTTTTGCAATCAAAAAGATCGGAACACCCAGCCACTTGAATGCTTCCATTTGGAAAAACTTTGATAGACTTTGTACTGTAAACGTCTTCGTATGTGAGTGTAATCTGATTAAAGAATGTCGTTGGTTTCAGTTTCCATTCAAAACCATCAAATTTCGAGCCACTTCTGCGAAGTTTGATTGACCCGAGCTTCTCGAATGCGGCGCGGAGTTTTTTAATGTCAATCTCTTCAATGAAATTGGAAATCATCGTGATCGTTGTAATCTTTATCCACGATGGTTTCGTATTTTCTGGCATTTTATCCCTAAACTCATCGAGCGTGAGGAGATAAGAAAACGTGTTATTGGCGATGCCTGTGTATTTCATGTTTTCAGCTTGAAATACACATGAACCAATGGCACTTAGGCATCTATAAATGGTTTAGAGAAGAGAGTGGATTTGAAGATATGAGTTCCTTTTTAAAGAGAGCACTCGTCGTTCATGACATTGAATCCGATCTCGCCTATGTTGAAATTAACTACTTAAAATATGTACCCGGGCGTGGGTACATCGATTTTGTCGATTACTTAAACACAACTCCCCGGGGTGACTGGACCGAAATTGTCTCTCGAAAACAATCCATTCAGTACGAAAACTTCCTCGAAACGATGCTTGAACCGACACATGAAACACGTGTTAAAATGGCGACGATTGCACTCGAGAATATTCTCTGTGGAATCGTGGACATAAAAACGTACATTCGTGTCATGAATACGGTCAAGATCATTGATCCGACATTTACACCCTCGTTCATTAACAAGAAGAGTCCTTGGCAAAGAAAATATGCAGAATATTTCTGTCGAGAAGTTCTTCCGGATGTCATCGAACGAACAATGTCGACGAAAAATCTTTTACGATTATTTAACGTCTTAAAATTAATAGAATTGCAATGATCAAAATAATCAAAATAAGAGCATGTCTAAAATCAAAACGCATGGGAGATTTAGGATTGTTGTGTCTGTGATTCGGGTTTGCGTGTGCAACGAACCCATAATCGATATTTCTTTCTGGATAAAGAGGTCGATCATCGAAGCAGTTCGGCTTTGATGGTTCACACATGTCCTTCGTACGCCAACCACCTGTGCGCGCGTATTCGCAAAAGGGACTTCTTTCATCCTGAACATCCATACCCGACTTCTCTTTGACGAGGCTTCGATCAGCGAAAGAGCTGAGCTGCCGAACGCCACCCGGCAAAGAAAAATCGCGAGACACGAATGGGTTCACGTCATTGATCGCATCCTGATCACAAAGCATGTACTTGCTCATAGTTAATAGTAGGCTATATTTTATATTTTTTGGTCTTGAGTTTTTGTCTGTGTTCCTCCCACATCTTATCAAGATCAACATTAAGCATATGCGCCAATTGAAAGAGATAACTAAACACATCCCCCATTTCCATCATGACATCCGTACCTCTGTCTTTTTTTAGATTTGTTTTTTTGTACGTTTTCTTCTGTTGACGAATCGCCGACGCAAGCTCACCAACTTCTTCGGTAAGAAGTAACCATACCGTGTCTATCGCAGCACGGTCCCAGCCTTTAGATTTACACACTTTTTCGGTCTCGTCTTTGTAGTAATTCAGACTCATCTTATTTGAACCACGACTAAAAACTTTAAATCTTTGTAGATATCAAATGACCCTTAACAACATTGATCGAATGTCCATCGTGTCCATTGTCTCCCTGATCATTATCATTTCTATTATGTATCGCCTTCGTTTTCAGGCGAGTGAAAAGTATGCCCCAGGTGTCGAAACAATTCCCGCGAAATGGCGGCGTAAATAATAGCCATGTATATTATAATGGATTACTTACCGGTACATTTATATCACAGTGTTAAGAAATTGCATGATGTGTACGATTTTTTAACAGTGCATTACGACCAAAGCGATCTCTCAATCGCTCGAATGAAGCGACTGATTGAAGTCAGTATTAAGAGAATCCGGGATATGAACCGCATTTCTCCGAATGCGATTGAAATCATCGGTGCAATGGAATCATCGAGTCTTGCGACTTTATCTATACATTTGTACAATTTACAAACCCACCTTTGCGCTTAGGTCAATCTTTTTACCATATGTGCTCGTGTTGATGGGCTGAGCCAAGGGGATGCTCACGGTGTCAACATCACGGATAAAACCCATGTACTGAGATACACCACTCTGAATTTGTGACATCGCCGTTTGAATGACACGTGTATTCATTTGTTTGACTTGATCATTCACCTTTTCAAAGTGGTTACCAGCGTTGTTAATGAAAACAACACGCATGATTCCATATAAATCGTCCTTGTTTTGGTAATCGATGGAAATTTCAGTTTTATTCTTAAACTCTTGCCTGATTGCCCGCTGGAGAATGTTCGTGTTGAACTCGGAAAAGAAGAGTGTGTTCAGTGGGGTCTGACACTGCTTCAGGGAATTGAGGTGAAGATTGTCACACATTTAATATAAGGTCGGAAAAAAAACTGTTGGTACATATTAAATTATGTTTGTGCTCGCTGACTTTGATGGGACATACAATACCAAGCCTGATAACAAGGAACGTCTTCCGTCTAAGAGCGTTGAACCGTTCATTGGCTCTTATGCACCGATTTCTAAACCGGGCGAAGAAGGACCGTTCAACGTGAATACGTACCTTCTCCAGCCGAACCGAAAGGTTGAGATTGCTGGTCCCGTGCGTGTCAGAAGTACCGATATCGAGTGTCGCAGGAAGTAAGTTAAAAATAAAACCCTTGGAATAGTTAGTAAACATGAGAGTCATAAAACGCTCAGGTCGTATTGAGGATATGAAATTTGATAATGTCACCAATAGGATCAAGAATTTAACATATGGACTCTCCGAAAATTGCGATTCGTCAAAGGTTGCACAACAGGTCGCATCGTCCCTGTATGATGGTATTACCGCACACGAAATCGACACACTGTCCGCTGAGATTTGTATAGGGATGATTACATCGGATCCTGACTATGAAATACTCGCGACACGGATCGTTGCCAGTAATATTCAAAAATCTGCACCCAATAATTTTCACATCGCAATGAAAAAACTCGCGAAAGCTGGGATCGTGACTGAAGACGTTGCAAGAATTGCCGGGCGTGTCAGGGATGATATCGTCACCAAACGTGACTATGATTTTGGGTATTTTGGGCTGAAGACACTCGAAAAGTCATATCTTCAACGTCTCGACGGAACTCTCATGGAAACACCCCAGTATATGTTCATGCGGGTCGCGATTGGTATTCACGGGGACGATATAGATTCCGTCATTGGAACATACGATAAAATGAGTCAGGGTCTCTTCATTCACGCGACACCAACCTTATTCAATGCTGGGACTCCAAGACCACAAATGTCGAGTTGCTTCTTGATTGCAAACAAGGGTGACAGTATCGATGGTATCTATGGAACTCTTACGGAGTGTGCACAAATTTCAAAGTGGGCTGGGGGTATTGGTATGCACATTCACGATGTAAGAGCCAATAAGTCTCGTATTCGAGGGACAAATGGTCAGTCAGACGGTATTATTCCCATGCTTCGTGTATTTAACGCCACAGCGCGCTATGTGAACCAGGCTGGTCGTCGTAAAGGATCTATCGCTGTGTATCTCGAACCGTGGCATGCGGACATTATGGAGTTCCTCGAATTGCGCCTCAATCAAGGTGATGAAGAAGCGCGTTGCCGTGATCTCTTCTCTGCTCTATGGATCCCAGACCTTTTCATGAAGCGAGTCGAAGAAGGTGGTAACTGGTCTCTCTTCTGTCCAGACAAAGCACCGGGTCTCTCGGATGCCGTAGGTGAAGAGTTTGAGGCACTTTACACAAAGTACGAGGAAGAGGGTCGAGCCAATGCGACAGTTCCAGCTGGGGAGGTGTGGAAGGCGATTCTCAAGTCACAGACGGAGACGGGGACACCGTACATGCTTTACAAGGATGCGTGTAACCAGAAGAGCAATCAAAAGAACTTGGGGACGATTAAGAGTTCAAATTTATGCACAGAAATTTTAGAGTACACTGATAAGGATGAGACGGCTGTTTGCAATTTGGCATCAATCGCCCTTCCAAAGTATGTCAATGAAGAGACTCGCACTTTTGATTATGAAAAACTTCATGAAATCACAAAGATTGTTACCAAAAATCTAAACCGAGTCATTGACAGAAATTTTTATCCCGTTGAGACTGCGCGAAAGTCTAATATGCGACACAGACCTATTGGTTTGGGTGTTCAAGGTCTCGCGGATGTATTTATTTTGTGCCGCTACGCATTTGATTCAGATGAAGCCAAGGAGATGAATGCTCGTATCTTTGAAACCATGTATCACGCATCCCTGGAGGCGAGTTGTGAATTGGCGGCGGTTGAGGGCTCTTACGAGACATTTGAGGGTTCTCCCGCGTCCCAAGGCATTCTCCAGTTTGACATGTGGGAAGGTGAAACCAAGCTTCACTACGACTGGGACGCGCTCAAGGAACGGATCAAAGAAAAGGGTCTTCGTAACAGTCTCCTCATGGCTCCAATGCCCACAGCCTCCACCGCGCAAATCCTGGGCAATAATGAGTGCTTTGAACCATACACGACAAACATTTACCTGAGACGTACCCTCGCGGGTGAGTTTGTCGTTGTCAATAAGCACCTTGTTGAGGATCTCAAGAAGATTGGTCTTTGGTCAAAGGACATGAAGGATCTCATGGTGAAGGCGGGTGGTTCCATTCAAAACATTACGGATATTCCCGATGACATTAAGAACTTGTATCGCACAGTCTGGGAAATCAAAATGAAGGATGTCATTGATATGGCTGCGGATCGTGGTCGTTTCATTGACCAATCTCAGAGTATGAATCTATTCATGGAAAGTCCAACACTCTCAAAGTTGTCTTCAATGCACATGTACGCATGGAAGCAAGGACTCAAGACGGGTATGTACTATTTGAGATCTAAAGCAAAGGCACGCCCGATTCAATTCAGCCTTGAACCGGAATGCGTCGCTTGTTCAGCTTAAAGTTTACGAATGATTGTAATACATTAATGGCAAAGTTTGTCGACGCGTTGGATATTCTTGAGATTGCCAATTACAATAATAGGAAAATTGTATTGTCAACGAAAGATGGAAAACCTTTACGAATCACGACCCCGAGAATGTACATGCCCTTTGGAGTCTCTGGTTTTACACCCGAAGTTGGTCAGACAAAGTACAACATTGACTTTTCTATGAAAGGACACGATGAAGAAGGTAACTACGTAAAAAAGTTTCACGATACTTTACGTGCGATTGAAAATAAAATCATCGAAAGCGTTGCCGAACAGAGTGAAACCATCTTCGGTAAGACTATGACGAAAGATGAACTCGTACCCATGTTTAATTCGAACATTAAGGAATCTCCTGACCGCGAACCAAAGTTTCGTGTGAAGGTCGACACGACGATCGACGGTGATATCAAAGCATCGGTGTGTGACCCTGAAAAGAATATGCTTGGTGATTCTGCCGAAAATGGGCTCTATGCAAGGAATACAGGACTCGCTATTGTTGAACTCAATAGTGTATATTTCTTGAACAGAAAGTTTGGTATTACGTGGAAATTGTATAATCTCATGGTTTTTGAACCACAAAGACTTAAGGGGTTTCAATTTGTTGTTTAGGCGGCCGGGAGCGGCTTGACATTGTTCGTCGGACGAATGTTCACCGGAACAGTCTTGACATTTGCCGCGTTAATCGAGACAGTCGGCGCGTTCGCACCGTTCTTGATGGCACCCGCAACCGGCTTGTAGTTCTTGTTGCCATTGGCATCCTTGGAGAACACAGCGCCGGTGTTCGTCTTGTAAATACGTCGCGAGTTGTTGTCGACGTACGGCGTCGGGGCGACGGCCGGGGCGTTCTTACCCTGACGCATCTTGTCATACGTGGCACGAGCCTTGTTGGCAGCGGCCATACCAAAGCTCTTCATACCGGCACCGGCACGACGGGCCTTGTTTGCGACGATCGGGGCAACACGAGCATAGGTCGCCTTCGCGGCGTTTCGTGTGCGAGCAGCAGCGGCTTTCATACGGTTGAACATTGTTATATCTTATAATAAGAAATTAATCAGCTAATAGAAGTAAATGATAAATCTTCTGAGCTTCCTTGAGTAACTTTCCCTGTATTTTAACAAAGGTGTTTGGGTTCATACCCAATTGAATCTTTGCTAAACGAACAGACTCATCCCACTTTGCGAGTGTCATTTACTATAGATTGAGAAATTACTTTCTTTCCTTTTCCATCTTCTTAATCTTCTTTTCGTACGCCTTCGTACCCTGCTTCGGTTGAAGCGCGAACTTGCCCTTCTTCGGCTTGAACACCTTGACCATGGCGCCCTTACCTTCAGACTTCATACGCACAATGGCGGCATCGTGCGCAGCCTTGCTCTTGATGCGACCATCCTTACCCATCATCAGATCCTTCTTCGTAAGACCACCCGAGGTCTTGTCGGCAGTACCATGGAACACTTCAGCGCGGCTTCCGATAGTAGACATTGTAATATAGTCTATGCTCTGAAAATTTTTTTGATGTCGAGAATTGAGATTTTTTCGCAGGTTCGCTTCACGGGAATTTGTGATTGAAGTCTTTGATCGTTGAGTACATGTGAACATACGAGGGACTTGTGTCCCTGGAGTGCCATCATTTCTTCTTCGACACTGATGAATTCGTCCGTTTCTTTGTATATAAGTTTTTTCACATAGACAGGTCGTGTTTGTCCTGTACGGTGTGCGCGCCCAATCGCCTGAAGTTCGGTCGCCGGATTCCAAGATGGTGCCGTGATGTACACGCGCGTGGCTTCTTGTAAATTGAGTCCCTGACCACCCGATTTAATCTGAATAATGAATATGGCACCTGGTTGAGCTTTTCGAAACGATTCCACTTCGTGTTGACGCATAGCGTTTGAACACGATCCATCAATTCTGAAGGTGGTGTATCCCATCTCCTTGAGGACGCTTTGAATGAAATTCATTTCACCCATGAACTGACAAAACACGAGTGTCTTTTCGTCTGGATGACCCTGAATCATACGAAAAAGTGTTTCCATCTTATTTGATCGCCCAATCCATCGTTCAGGCTCTGTGTTATTTTTACGCGCCATACCATCGAGATACATCTGCGGCCAAATCATACACTGACGCGCTCGTAACAAACACTCAAGAATCGCCATATTTTTTGCATTGATATTTAGGGACGATTTGAAAATATCTTTGATTGTATCTTGTGCATCTTTAAATACGAACTCATACAACTTTCGTTCATCTGAAAACATCTCAAGTTCTACATTTTCAAACGAACACGGTGGAAGTTCGAGGTTTTTATCGATGTTTGCAAGATCTTCTTTTGTTCGTCGAAGAATATAAATATCTTTAATCTTACTCGTCATGCCTTGGACAAGTGTCTTTTCGATTCCCAAAAATTCACACAAAGATACGAAGTCGTTCATTGAATTAAAGACGGGTGTCCCAGTGACGATCCATCGAATATTCGTGCGAAGCGCCCGAGCACTCTTAAACGTTTTCGATGCACGGTTTCGTATTTCATGTGCTTCATCAAGGACGACGCGATCCCATGAAATACGATGCAATGGACCATCATTGATGATGAGTGAATATGAACAAATTACCACATCATATCGAAGCATGTCTGAACCATCATACACACCGACCGAAAGATCGGGTGCAAACTTCTTTATCTCATGAACCCACTGCGTTACGATAGATTTGGGTACAACGATGAGCGTTCGTCTCTTTTCATTCCCCAGAATCGTTGAAACGACTTGCACGGTTTTACCCAGACCCATTTCGTCACATAAGAACCCACCCTTCGGTCCGTGTACTTGATTTTCCATGGAAAGCATCCACAGAACGCCTTCACTCTGATAAGGCGCAAATAGACGGCCATTGAGGCGGTTCTTCGCTTTGATGTACTGGTCTTCGATCGACATGATTGCATGACTTTTGAAGAATGTTCAGTCACTTAGGTATGTATCGTCGGGATCAACTTGAATTTCAATGGGAATCTCCTTCTTCTTTCTGGGCGCGCGTTTTGGTTTATCTTGTGGCTTAGGGAGCTCATCCAAATGCTCCCTATAATATACCACTTTATCCCAGAATTCCTTCATGACTGGAAGATACGTATTCCACCATTCACGGTCTCGTTTCACGTTGACGACCACAAACTCCTCTGGACGAGGCCAATTTGTTTCTGCTGGTTTATATTGAATAAAGTCAGCTTCTTCTAAGTCTAAAATCTCCATGCATAGCTGTAATTGAGGCATGTAATGTTCGGGCACTTCCGGTAAAATCTGTCGACTCATGGGACACTTGATCTCTACGAGTTTTCCGGATTCGGACACACCGTCGGGACTTCCACCCAACCACGTGTGGATTGGATGAGGACAGAGACCAATTTCGTGGACGACTTCACCGTGTCTCTCTTCGTAGAGAATACGAGCTTCGTCTTCATACTTTTCACCGTGGCGTGTGGCTTCATTCCCAGTAAACTTCTCACCGAGACCACATTTTTTAAGTAATAGTCCGTGTGGTGTTTCGTATTTATTTTTCCCGATAGCAGTCGCGGCATCTGACGCAGTCAGCATATTACCACGAAGCGCGAGCCATTCTTGACTCTTTTGGGCTGCATATTCCCTCGCGATAAGTGCTTCGACGTTTGGGTGCATAGTAATCTATCAATGAATCTATCTTTTAAGCTGGGGCGGGTAAAAAAAAGCTTTCGCTGCATTTTGCTCGGCACGCTTCTTGCTCTTTGCAAATCCCCGTCCCAAAAATACATTATCTACGAAGACGTCAACCGTGAAAACACCGTCAATCTGAGATGTCACGCGATAATCTGGAAGTGGTAAGTTGTTTGATTGTGTATATCGCATGAGATGGTCTTTGTAGTTGTTATCGACCATAATAGACTTCATGTCTACGAGTTGTGAATCTTCATAGATCGATAAAACAAATTGTTTCGCATGTAGTAATCCAAGATCCATGTAAATAGCGCCAATCAAGGCTTCAAATACATCTTCAAGAATTTTTGGGTTATTATTCCATCCATTTCGCATACCCTTTTCGTCCATGAGAACGTGGTCATGAAGTCCAAGCTTTTTCGCGATGGATGCGAGTGTTTCTCCTCGAACGAGTTGTGTTCGAGCTTTCGTTAAGAAGCCTTCTTGCTTCTCTTCATATCTGTCATACAAGTATTTCGTTATCACAAATCCTAAGACTGAATCGCCTATGAATTCTAAAGTCTCAAAGGAACCCGTGAGTTCTTCGTGTTCCTTTAGGGCTGATTTATGCGTGAAGGCTTTTTGATACAAATCCAACTTGGTTGGCTTTGTACCAATAAGTTCTTCGATCATGGACTTATTGATGTTCATGTTATTTCATTAGTGTGTTATTTGTTTAAGCCTTAACATAGTGCGGGCTCAAGAACTTTTGCAAGTTGAGGAAGGTGACTTGGACATCACCCGGTTGCAAGAGATCACGAAGCTTTTCATCCATGATAAGCACACGACCATTTTCCGGGTGCTTCAAGCCGTTATCGGTGATGTACTTGGTGATAGCCTTGGTCACTTCGCTTCTGGAAATCATTTCTTCCGCCGGAAGGTTAATGAAAGCGCGGAGCTTGTCACTGACGTTTTGCTTGCGGTTGAAACCATTGTTCTTCGCGCGCTCAGCAGCCTTGGTTCCGTCCGGGTCGTCTTGCTTCGCCTTAACCTTTCGGACAAGCTTCGTCAAAGACTTAACTTCGGTGCGGAGAGCGGTGAGTTCAGATTGGATAGTTTCAAGAGACATCTTATATCCTTGTAAGACGCCTCATCTTTAAGTCTCATTTTCGTAATGATAGTGTGCTCATTATGACCAGACCTAAAAGAACCACAAGGATAATTTTAAGGTATGCCGGAATGTCGACTTGGAATGGTGTGAAAAAGTCGTCTGTTACTTTGTATGGGGGTCTGGGACGGACACCTTTACACTGCCCAGGGCATCCACCGGAACAACATCCCGGGTTACATGGGAATACACGCTTTCCTCGACGAACTCCACAGATTTGTTTTTCGTATGGATACGATTCACCTTTCATGGCATAACATTTACATTCGTCAATCACATCACACTCGAGCTTCTCACACTCCATTTTTATATATCACAATATTATAATGGACGATAGCATTTACTCAGAGGCCGTCATCAATCGGTTCATGTTGAAGAATCTATTCTTCAATGATGCCACACTGAAGAAGTATTACGAGAACGACGATGTAGCAAATTTTAGAAAGCGTCTCTATAGACTTCACAAGAAAGACTCGATGGAAAAGATAGTCTACGCATACGTAACCGACTCGATCCGTGACATTGTCTATAGAATGGTTGGTGAACTTTCTGATTTCTTGAAAACGAGTGGCGACCTCGTGATCTCTGGTGGTGAGGCTTTCAATTATTACATTGAACGCAAAGATAGAATTATCACGAGTGATATAGATACCAAATTCGTTCCGAGATTCAAATACGATTCAAAGTACTTTGGGAAACTTCAAGCTATCAAAGTTTTGTTGTGGAATAAACTTGGTGAAATCGCATCAAAATACGACCGGGAAATTCGATCGAGGTTTTCGAAAAAGACGAAACTTGAAAAATTCCTGGGATTTGGTTTCGCTGAAAAGGGGCCGTTCGTGACTCGTAGGTACATTCTCATCAAGAAGAAAAAAGGTGGCGATGGTCCCGAACCATCGAAAATGAACGTATTCATCGATGTTGAACTCTTTGCACTCGATCTCAAGACTCGGTATTTTTCACCAGCGAAGGGGCAAATTGTCGAGAAGACTATCGGAGGCATTCTTGATATTCCATTTATGCGTCCAGGTGAATTTGGTTTTGAAGTTGTCGAAACAAAAAAGAAGGGTGTCACTTATAGAAACAGACTTACTGGTACAATCGTACGCGATGATCGAATCTATGTTGCAGGTCGACGATTTTTACTCGATGACGTCTATCTCATGCAAAAGCTTGGTCTTCGTCCAGAAAAGCGTGAAAAGGATCGTCAGCGCATGGTAAAATTATCCAAAATTATTTCGAGTAATGTGTCCATTAACTCAAGTGATACGATTGAATCCATTTATCAGAAAATTCACAAACTCCCCATGACTATACCACGTCGACGAAAGACCGACGGCCGCGTGAATATGAAAGCCGCGACGGCGGTGAACCCGCGTAAATATCTCACGTACACGACACCCCCAGACGAAGAGCGTCTATCAAGACAATTCGTTATCGGTCTCAAGGCTTCCACGAAAGGTGTGAGTGTTCCAGGATTTCAGAAGACGAAAGGAAATCAGCGTTTTAACATAAATGATCGGATTTGGCGAACATCAAAGAATAAAAACTATGTGAAGAATGAATACAATTTCAGGCCATCGACAGGTGGAAAGATTCCAGAAAAATTCAATATTTTGAAAACCCTCTATGGATACAGGCCGACCAGAGATAATTGGGTTCCAAAGCAAGTACTTTTAAAAGCAGCGCAAATACCTTTCGTTGGTTTAAAGAAATAAGTACAATGTACGGTATAATGTTATACGATACTCCCACCAAGGACGACGAAGGTTTCTACTTTGTTAAGGCGACCAAAGATGACAATAAGAAGTGCTTTGTTCAGCTGAACAAGGTAAAGGTGACCGGTCTCACTGAAACCGAGGTGACCCTTGATGTCGTATCCGAAAGAAATCTCGAACGCGTACAAGCACTTGACGCACAAAACATCCAGGCCGCCGTCGAAAACTCCAAATCTTGGTTTGGTAAGTCACTTACCGAAGATACGGTCAAATCTGCGTATACCGCGAGCGTTACGGACAATCAGGTTTCAGCGGATAAGATTGCACCGACGAAGGTTTTCACCGCGGATCAGGAACTCACCGACTTCAGCACGCTCACGACTGAAAGTGACTGCTCGGTGATTCTCGAGTTTGCCGGATTGTGGTTTGCGAAGAAGGCTTTCGGTCCGGTATGGAATGTTGTCCAGGTCAAGATGGTCCAGCCTCCACCCCAGCCCGAAGAGACTTATCCAGAAGAATTTGCTTTCCAAGATGAGGATGACGAATAAAAAAATTTGTATACTGTATAATAAAAGATGGTGAAGATTCGCCCTAATCAGCTGGTCATGCTCGCGGCTGTGGCCGTCCTTGTTTATTTGTTGTTCACGATGAAGTCCACCAAGTCGAAGTACAGCATCCAAGAAACCATGTATGCGCCGAGCCTTTATGACAGCAAGGATGTCGCACCGAGTAAGTGCCAAATGAAGGCTGGGACTGGACTTGCGTCTTCCTTGTTACCCCGTGAAGTCGCTTCCCAGGAAGACTTTGGTGAATTTGCACCGGAAGATATCCTCAAGGGTCAAAACTTCTTGGACCCGCGTCAACAAATTGGCTTCCCGGAAACGACCGGTGGTGCTTTGAGAAACGCCAACCAACAAATTCGCGCCGATCCGCCGAACCCGAAGGATGCTTTCGTGTGGAACAACTCCACGATTGCTCCGGATTTGATGCAGCGTAGTTTGTGCGCTTAAAGATTTTAGAGTAATACTAGGTAATTATGTCTTCTGTGTCTAATGAACTCTCGACGAGTGTTTCGAAACTCGTTGAACTCAGTAAGCAACTCTCTGAAGCGAAAGCTGATATCAAAGTCCTCAACCAGGAAGAAAAGCGACTCAAAGAGTCGGTAAAGAAGCACATGGTTGATCAGGGCATTGATACCATTAACCTCAGGAAGGGGAAGATAAGTTTGCGAAAAAGTGTCCGTAAGTCAGGTGTTAATAAGGATTCTATTAAGGAGGGCCTTTTGAAATTCTTTGGTGGTGACGAGGTCAAGGTGGAAGGGGCCATTAACGCGATTCAAGATAACCTAAAGACGAAAGAATCTGTGACGCTTTCGTTAACCGGTATAAAAGAGAAGCCTCCTAAGGAAGATAAGTAAGAACGATGGTTTGGAGCCAATATATAGAAGACGGCAACTATGACCTCGACGTGGAATTAAATGAACACGGCGACGTGATAGACGATGAAGAGGATCAAATGACGATTCATGACTGGGAATCGAAATACTCGGATGAATTATGGGAATTATGGGATATTATGAATCTTTTAATTCGAGACGCATGGCTGGAAAATCACGTATTTAACGCAGGAAACTTCAATGATTTTATGGAGTTTTGTTACAAAGAACACGACGAATCGCCGATGTACTTGTACTGCCCAGTGATTCCAAATATTTCATACATTTGGAAAAAGCTCCAGGAGTCTATCGAAGACATGAACATGAAACATACATTCATGATTGGTGCTACACTTGATCACTTTCTCGATTTCATAGGAGCACACACGTCACAAAATAATATACGCATATACTAAATGCTCCCCGACATCGCGACCAGAAAGGTTGCCATCCCGACCGCGCTTTTCGCGGCGCTCAGTCCCGGTCTTTTGCTCACCACGGATGGAAAGTCTGTCAAGTTTACCAATGGTAAGACGAACCAAATGGCTATCTTCTTCCACGCCCTCGTGTTCTTCTTGGTGTATTCGTTGGTCGCGCGTGTGATGGGCTTGGTCGTGACGAAAGCTGATTTGCTCGTGACCACGACCCTCTTCCTCGCTTTGAGTCCAGGTCTTCTTTTGACCTTGCCCCCGGGATCCGGTGGTATTCTTCGATCGGGACAAACTAGTCCGCAATCTGTTCTTGTGCACGCACTCGTGTTCGCCATTATTTTTGCGTCTTTACGACGTCAATTTCCTCAATTCTACTAATAGGTATGAAGTATCTGGTTTTGGGACCCGGTGCCATGGGCATTTATGCCATGATTGGCCGTCTTAAAAGAATACATAAAGAACTTCGTGACGTCCAGGAGATATCCGGTGCCTCTGCCGGATCCATCCTGGCACTATTTTTAGCTTTGGGGATGTCCGTCGACAAGATTCGCAAGATTTCATTGTCACTCGACATCTCTGAATTTGTTAAGGTAAATATTGAACTCTTTTTTAACAAATTTGGCTTCGTCGACGTGGAACCTATCAGAAAGAAACTCGTCGAAGTGTGTGGTTGTAATCCAACATTTAAAGAACTCAAAAAGAAGATTTATGTCGCGGCGTTCTGTCTTAACTCATCGAAGACGGAATACTTTTCCGTAGATACACACCCAGACATGAAAGTGATTGACGCTGTATGTATGAGCATCGCCATTCCACTCGTTTTTGAATGTGGTAAATATGAAGGTCGAACGTATGTGGATGGTGGTGTCGCAGAAGAAATACCACTCTTACCATTCCTTGACAAAAAACCACACGAAATTGAGTGTATAAAAGTTCACGTCATACCAAAATACAAAGAAGATCTCGATAATCCGAAACAATTTCTCGAAACGATCATCACATCCACTTTAAGAAATAGAGGAAAATACTCCATCAGGATAAAATCGCACCAGATAGACATAGAAGACTTTAATATATTTGATTTCAATATGGAATATGAAGATAAAGTGCGGTTATATATGCTTGGTCATAATTTATAATGTTTTTGTATACTAAAGTGTATGGATGGATGCATGTGATCCAAAACTTGATATAGAAAACCTACGCCAGATGATTAAACAGAATACCGGTAAGGACCTGAATTTGTCTCGTAAGAAGATCTGTCAGGCGTACACGGATATTCAGGAAGATAATCTCCCACTTCCACCACTGGTTCTCAGTAGGAATAGAACATTTATGGTGGATGGTAAATCACGACTGAAGCAAAAGGATTATGATATCCTATTTGCGAGTGATTCCAAAGTTTCAGAACTGAAACGCATCGCAAAGAAGGCGGGTGTCGCGCTCACGGATGGACTTACAAAATCACAACTCGCGGATGCCACGAAACGGTATCTCGAAGGTCATAAAATTCGAGAACCAATTATGCTTGCGAGAAAACGTAGCGCGTCTCGACGAAACACGAACGTGAACACGAATGTGAACACGAACGTGAACCGCGTGAACAACACGAACGTGAACCGCGTGAACAA